TTATAAATTATTTTGCATTAAATCATGAATTTCCCACATAACTTTACAATCAATTTCATTATATAATGCAATTTCTTTCATAATATCGTTATCTTTTATAGAAATATTAGATGGTGATAATGAATGTTGATTATATATTTCTTGTGCAAGTATCATAGCATTTAACCCGTTAGAACATTGACTAGTTTTATCCCATTTAGATTTAATTAATTTGTGTTTCTCAAGAGCAGCCGCAATACTTTTCAAAGAGAAATTCAGTGCACCATTAATTACGATGGGTTCATTAATAAATACTTGAGATAAATCATAAAATTCAAAATTTGAATCATCACAAATAAAGTTACGATTATTATTGATTAATCTTTTTTTAAAATTATTATAAATACTAACCTCGGCTGATGACCAATGATAAAATTTTGCTTTACTTTTATTATTCTTAACTAGAACCTTATTTATATACAAATAAAATTTAGTAAACATCTTTTGTTCCGATTTGTTAGTTTTACTTTTCATTATAAATGATTTAAATTTCCATTCATTATTCTTGATATAACCTACACCAATCATAAAGATTGTATTTGATGCATTTGATGCATTTGATGCATTTGATGCATTTGATGCATTTGATGCATTGGCTATAGTGTCACCCATTTTAATACTAGAACCGAAATTGCTATTAAGTGTTTCAAAATCTAAATAAAAATCTAATGTATCAGAATGATTTGTTGTATCAGAATGATTTGTTGTATCAGAATGATTTGTAAACCATTTATCACGGTCATATGAAACGTGGAGTGGTCTGATAATATCTTCTGATTGACGATTAATATCTAAGATTGCGTCAATAGTCGATGCAGTTTTACTAGGATTAAATCCCATATTTTTAGAAGATAAATTAGGATCTTTCCAACTATATATTTTATTACGGTGAGCAATCTTACGGCGATTATAACCACATTGCCATACACTAGTAATTTCTGATATTTTTTCACTCAATTGGTATTTAATATGTTTAAAATTACTATCTTTATCGTTTTTCATATTTGGGTATAATTCTTCTCTACTTGGAACGGGTAATAATTTCCATTGATTGCCATTCATACGTAAATCTCTTAACCATTCAACCGCATTCATTGTAATTTGTTTAAAATCCGCATCTATTGTCATATAATCTATCTTACCTACTTTATTCATAAAGTTAGTTATATCATATTTAACATTTTTAGATTCATAATTGTATCTTTTACCCCAAATGTATGCGGTTGAAAAGTCAATACCAAGAATCATATTTAATGCCAACGTATAAATATATAATTGACCTTTGTATGCAGGAGCGTTATCCGAGTTTAAAATATGTTTATTGTCCGCTCTTAAATGTATCGTCGAATGCTTGATGTCAACAACTATGTAATGATATTGTCGACACAATTTAGGCGATGGTCTCTTCGCTTCTTCGTCTGTCAATACTTCGTAACCGAATAAAGTATTCATATAATCGGAACGTACTAAGAGATCGGGAATACCATAAGTTTGATGTGTGTAATCATGTAACAACCCTTGATATATAATTGGTTTACCATCTAACATACATTGGACGGTTTCATCAAACTTATCTTTATTTTTAGCATCATAATGTTCTGCAACTTTTATTACCGAATGCTTTTGTTGGACGACTTTAATTAATTCATTCTCAAATTGAACACCATCATCTAATATTTTTTTAGTAAACATATCGTGATTAGAATGATAATTAGATTGATTATTATTAGAATTAGATTGATTAGAATGATAATTAGAATGACTTATTTGTTGTGGTATTGAATCTATCGTTGCAATTTTATATTCTTTGAGATAATCAAGTAATGGATCATTTAACATATAATTTCTAACGGAACTCGCCGGAATCATCTTTGTCCAATCTACTTGTTCCAATTGTTCCAATTGTTCCAATTGTTTTGGTGTAGAATGATTTAATTTTCTACGTTTTGATGGAGAATTATCGTTGTTGTTGTTGTTGTTGTTGTTATTATTATTATTATTATTATTATTATTATTATTATTATTATTATTATTAATTAATTGTCGTTTCATTTACTATTTATTAGTATATATTAAATTTTAAGTAAGAATAAAATAAAAATATATTATATATAAAATGGATTACGATACAATTGTATATAAATTACAAAAATATCAAAACAAGTTAGAGAATGGAACCGGTGATAAATTGATGTACAATGCTAAAGTACAGTTCTATCAAAAATATATGTTAGAAGGAGGTTTGTTTCCATGGAATAGAAAGATAAAAGTTGCACCAATTGCACAAGGGAAAAATTTTAATAAATGTTTTGAACCAAATGCTGGTACGATTATTGATATAGATACATCGATTAACACTTTAACAGAAGATGCCAAAAGACAAATTACAGAAAGTATAAATAATCATACAAATAAACAAAATATAGAAAATACACTAAGAGAACTCAAAAAAACTTTACAATTAATAAATGATGCACATATGCGTTATATTGGATGTTATAAATTATCAAGTAAACGTGATATTATTACATCGAATAATTTAGAAATAGAAAAAAAAAGAGATTTTATAAATTTAAATAAGCATAAATTTAATCAGATTGAATGTATATTTAAGCAGATTATATTAGGAGTTAACATTAAAAATCCTATTAGAAAAGTAATAGTTATAGACATTTTATTAAATACTATAAAATCATTAATAGAATATAATATATATGAACAAAATGACGAGAATAAGACAATATCATTTAGGACTCCTGATAATACATGGTATCCAAAACTTGAAATAATACATGGAGGAGGACCACTATTTAAACGTAAAGATGACAATGATAGAGATCATAATATATTAACAAAAATAATAGACAATATAAAAAAGTCTAGAAGTGACATACCACTACCATATGGAAGATTACAAATTATTTTAAATAATACTGATCGAGTCTTAAATTTAGAATTAAAAAATGACAGAAAAATAACAAAAAATCCCTTATATGATAGGTACAATACTAATAATACAAACGGAACTTACGAAACAATATATAATCCCACAGAAAAAGATTTGAACGCGATGCGCAATTTCCGGAGTCAATTTACTCCCCCCCCCACCTATGATGTATTACCTCCCAAAAAGCTTGAAGGTATACCACTTCCTGATGAACTACTACCTCGTGAACTACTACCTCGTCCTCCTCATGAACTACTCGTCAAACGCGAAGAATCTGTATACGATACACCTAAAAATACTCCTCATCGTCGTATGCCCGAAGAACCTGCATACGCTACACCTAAAAATACTCCTCATCGTCGTATGCCCGAAGAACCTGCATACGCTACACCTAAAAATACTCCTCGTCCTCCTATGCCACTCCCTCGTTCTCCTCGTCGTCCTATGCCACTCCCTCGTCCTCCTCGTCCTCCTATGCCACTCCCTCATGAACCAGTGTATGCACAAATTGGACCACCTGAACAATTGTATTCAGCAATTGGACCACCGAAACGACCATTACCACCAACCCCAACCCAACCCTAATTCCCGTAAATAAATAATTAAATCCCAAAAAATAATATTATAAATTCTATATAATAATATATATATAATGAATCAAAATATAGACGGTATAACCGTATTAAATTCTGGTAATTACAAAATATTATTCGGTAAAATATTTTATACAAATACACGTATGGGAAATAATTTAGTATTTGAATATAAAATTCCATATAGTTATATGGCACAAATTTGTAATAATGGTGAAAATCAACAAAACCCCGCATTACCTCCGTTACCACAAATGCAACATATGCAAATGCAACCTATGCAACCTATCAGATGTTATACATTTAAATATATTTATATATATTTATCTGGTATAAAAAACAATGAGAGATTACAACATGAAGAGTCAATGAATCCATACCCAGATATTTTTAATCAACAAGCGGAACATGCGGAACAAATGGAATATCAAAAGAAACAATTAAAAATGTTATTATATAGACAATGGAAATGTGTTATTATAACTGACGAAACAATAATAAATAATATAAATACGGAATATCAAAAAAATAAAGATGAATTTATGGAGAAGATGATAAAATTGAGAGAAATGAGAATGAGACCATACAACAATAATTATAGAAATTAAATATTAAATAATTTTATAATATTATAAAATATTATAAAATGAATACACAAATATTATATAAACTTGAAAAATATAGAAATAAAATAAAATATGAAGAGAAAAATGATAGAAAATATTTAATAAAATTAAATAATTATTTGAATGAATATATGAATAATTATATGAATTCTGTTGGCGAAATGTCAGGTGGTACAATATTTAATTTTGAAACGGTTGATCCAATGGCATTAATAAATACAGGAGGTATACGTATATTATTTGGAAGATATTATCCATGTAATATTCAAATAGGAAATAGAAGCCAGACAAAAACTGTATTTGAATACATAACTGTACCATATGGTAGTTCTATTCCAATATATAATTATTATTATTTAGATAATTTTTACAACTATGATAGATATGAAGATAGTAATCGTAATCGTATATATTTAAAACATATAAAAACACGAAAACAATTACCACGAGTAAGTGCAGTAACAAATACATATAATTTAAAATTATATATATATGCATATAATCATGAGATAGCGATAGGTAATTCTGATTTAAATAAAGAATTTAAAGACCAGATTGAACGTCTTAGAGATAATTTTGATAGAAAATTTTCTTCGCAAACTCAAAAAAGAAATATTGTAAGAGATGCACAAAGAAGTAATGAATTAAATAATGATGTTCCATCAGTTGGAGATAATGTCGATATATATGATTTGTTTGGAACAAGAGTAGATACTGATGATATTGATAGACCATCCAATATTTTTGATACATCTGATACATCTGCTGCAAATAAATTTAGTGATATAAGAAGATACTTAGAAAGATTTTTATCTGAAAAATTAGCTAATGTGCCTAAAATTAAATAATAATATATAAATATATAAAAATCTATAAAAATGTATAAAAATATTTTTTTTGTATTAATAATATATTATAATGGGAAAGAAAAATTATTACAGTGAGAACGACGATTCAAAAAATGGATCAACCTCGTCATCAGAATCGTTATTTACCGACGATGAATCAATTAGACATACATTAAGAAAAATTACAAAACAATTAAAACACTTAAAATGTAAAGATGGTAAAGACGGAAAAGATGGTAAAGATGGAAAGAATGGATTTGATGGTAAACATGGTAAGAATGGTTATGAAGGCAAAAGAGGCAAAAGAGGCAAAAGAGGTAAGACTGGTTACGATGGAGAAAATGGTAAGGATGGTGAAGATGGCATCAATGGAACTAATGGCACAAATGGAATTGATGGTATTAATGGTACCAATGGAATTGATGGAACCAATGGCATAGATGGCACCAACGGCACCAACGGCACCAACGGCACCAACGGCACCAATGGATTGAATGCTATTGTAAATTATGCAAATTTTTATAGTTTGCAACCATTAGATAATGTTTTGCCAGTTATTCCAGGAGGTGAATTAACTTTTGCTCAGAATGGACCTCAATTTGGTACAATTACACGTTTATCGCCTACAACATTTAATTTACCAGATATTGGTATGTATTCTGTCCAATTTAATGTTCCAATTAAGGAAGCAGCAGAATTAGTATTAGTATTAAATGGAACAGAATTACCATCAACATTAGTAGGCAGAGCCACTCCAGAAACACAACTCACTGGATCATTTATAATTGAAGTAACACAAGTGAATACAATATTATCAGTAATAAATCCAGGTGGTGCACCTAATATATTAACAATAAGTGATATTGGTAGCGGAAGTGGAAAACCATTATCAATGAATCTTAATATAATGATGTTATAATTACGTTATAATGATTAATTTATTATTATTTTAATTTTAAATAATAATAATTTTTTAAAATGTACCGCAAAGTGCTTAATTTAAGCTCCCCTTAAATTAAACACTTTTCGCTAGCGTGAGTGCTAAAATCTTAAGACCCTCCTAGGGGGTCTTAAGATTGGCACTCTACGGTATCACATTTTTTTAATTTTGTTTTGTTTTGTTTTGTTAGTTTTTTCATTTTCTTTATCATAGTACAAATTTTATAATCATTCTCAGAGCAAGTATGGTAAGAACGATGAGAATTATCAGAATCATAAGAAGAACTACCATAATCTGTTGTGATATCGTTATCGTTTTTATCGATTTTATCTTCTTTTTTATCGTCTTTTTTATCGTCTTTATAATATTGTAAACTCCCACAACTAGATGACGATGACGACGATGACGACGACGATGACGATGATGACGATATTATTGACGACAATGACGACATTGACGACATTGATGACATTGATTTCTTATAATAATTAGAATTATTGGAATCGGAACTATTGGTGCTATTGGTGCTATTGGTGCTATTGGTGCTATTGGTGCTATTGGTGCTATTGGTGCTATCGGTGCTATTGGCACTATCAGAATCATAATTGTAATTGTAATTATGAATACTCATTTTTAATATAATTAAATTTAGAAAATAAAATTAATTATATTTTTATACATTTTTATACATTTTTATATATATTTTTTATACAATGATAATATCAAGGATATTATGCACATTTATAATATATTGTATTTCACATATATATTATTACGACAATACTACGACACATTACGACAATACTACGACATATAACATAAAAACTACGCGTTAATTGTAGGTTAAATTAGAATTAATTAAGTATTTATTATTTTTATTTTTATTTTTATTTTTATTTTTAAATAAATTATTTAGTATTATTAGTAAAATTTATATTATTTATATTATTTAAATTAAATTAATTCTATTTTGAAACAGTTTCTAATTCAGAATCTTTAACAAATTCTAAATTAGAATCATGATTAATTTCAATTTCACAATAACGCTGTTCATTTGATTTTTCATCATGATTTTTTGTTTTTTGTACGAATATATCATACATTTTATTATATAAATTATATATATTAATGTTGTTTAATTCTAATTGAGATAAGTTTATTTTATCATATTTTAGAGTATGAATATTAACTATAATATTTGGATCAGTAATATTTTTAATATCTATTATATCATTTTTATTTAATTTAAAAATAAGAGTTTCAGAAATATTATTGGTATCGTTCTCATTGTCAATATGTAAATATTCCGAATCTAATAAATTATTATTCACATAAACTCCTAATTTACATTTGATATTAGTATTTAATGATAAATATAATATATAAATTCCATCATTCTCAATATTAAAATGGTGGATAATATTGTGATTCATAATTTGAATTGGATTCATAATTTGAATTGGATTCATAATTTGAATTGGATTCATAATTTGAATTGGATAATTTATAATAATTCTATCTTCTAATAATCTATCATAGTTATCTAATAACATATTTAAAAATCTAAATTTTTGAAATTCTTGTAAACATTCTTGATGTTCAAATCTAGTCATGAAATTATAATAATTATATATTTTTATATTTTTATATATATTTATATATTTTTTTATACTTTTATAATTTATAATTATGTATGATGGTCGTGTCATATACTTTTTAATGCAAAAAAACAATATATATGCAATAACTAATATCTATAAAAAACTATAAAAATATATTATTTTCTAAATATAATATATATTAAATGGGAAAAACTTCAAAACACGAGGCTCACGGCAGACAAGGTAGACATGAAAAACACGAAAGACGTGTTAGACGCGAAAGAACTTCTTCATCCAGTGAAACATCAAGTGAATCAAGTTCATCAAGTGAATCAAGTGAATCAAGTGAAAGTCACGAATCATCATGTTCTCCAAAGAGAGAACATCGCGAACATCGTGAACATCGCGAACATCGCGAACATCGTGAACATCGCGAACATTCAGAACATCGCGAACATTCAGAACATCACGAACATTCAGAACATGAATCGGGTTCAGACTGTGAATCATGTGATGAATTAGAATCAGAAGAATGTTTAAGAGGAATGTATAATAAATTAAAGATGGATTTATTAAAGGATGATGAATTATTAGCAGGCGGTTTAGACGCACATGCATCGATGTATTCAATAAACAAACAAACAATTAATCCATCAGAACCAATTGTATTTGAATTTGAACAATTAGCATATAATATTGAACGTGGTGCAAATGGTCAATCAATATGGATTAGACGTGACGGTGTCTATACATTTGTTTTACATGTTGCATCTGATACTGCGTGTCAATTTACACCATTTGTTAATGGTCAACCAATCATGAATGCTACAACAGGAACATCTAATGCAGCAGGTCAATTAACAATGTCATTTTACCTTACATTAAAAAGAGATGACCATGTTACAATAAGAAATTACGTATCGAGTAATCCAGTAGTTGTTATATCACAAATTGTAGGTGGTGTAGTTCCTGGGGCAAATATCGATTTAACAATTAAAAAGGTTGCTCCTTATCCCAATCCAAAATATGAAGATAATTACAAATATGATGAACAAAATCCATATTTTCAAAAGAAAGAATTAGAACCAGTCAAATTATGCAAAAAACTTAAATGCAAATTTAATTTATTTAAAAAATGGGCAAAATGTGATCCAGAATTGATGATTGAAGGGGCAAACATATATGGTTCATTTTATTCAACGCTTACACAAGATGTAGCTGTTGGTGCCCCAGTCATATTCAACAATTCACAAAATGTTAAAAATATGACTTTTGTTAATAATACCGGTGAAGTTATAGTAAAGGAAGCAGGTATATATCAATTTGTATTTATGGTTAATACTACACAATCTGCCCAATTTACATTCTTTATTAATGGAGTACCCGAAGTAACAACAACCGCAGGAATTAATAAAGGTGCAAATCTTTTACAATTAAGACAACAAATTCAATTATCTGCAAATGATGTAGTGTCTATTAGAAATTACACTAGTGCAGTAGGAACAGTAACAATTTCACAAGGTGCGGGAGGTGTTTTACCTGGTGTAAATTCCATATTTTTACTTTGGAAAATAGCTCCCCAAGTATCATTACAAAAAGTTATTGAACCGGTACCTGCTTGTCATTTAGAACAAAATTGCATGTATAAGAAATTTAAGAATTATTTATTACACGATAAGTGCTTAGATATTAATGGTTACAATACATACTTTATTGTAAATTCTTCAACTAATAAAAATGTATACATTGATGATACAGTTGTATACAATAGAAGTGGTCCATTTCAAAATGTTAAATTTATTTCAAATACTGGCGAAGTAATGGTCAGAGAAAGTGGTATATATAAAATAGTATTTGATTTTTCATCAAAACAACCTGCTCAATTTACTATATATATTAATGGTATTGCACAAGAATCAGGTATTTCTGGAAATGATTCAGGTGCTGGTCAAGTATCAATTAGACAAATATTCAAATTATGCAGAGGTGACATTTTAAGTGTTAAAAACCACACCTCATACTTTAACCCAGTTACAACTGAAAATAATCCTGGCGGTCTTCAACCCGGTATTACAGTTGTATTCTTTGGTTATAGAATTGCACCATTACCATGCTGTGAACCAGTTTGCCCACCAGTTTGCCCACCAGTTTGCCCACCAGTTTGCCCACCAGTTTGCCCACCAATGCCAGAGCCAAAAAGAGACTCAAGAAAGGGTTCAAGAAAGGGTTCCAGAAAGGGTTCCAGAAAGGGTTCCAGAAAGTGTTCCAGAAAGGGTTCCAGAAAGTGTTCCAGAAAGTGTTCAAGAAAAGAACATAAAAAGTGCTCAAAGAAAGATTCAAAGAGAGACTCAAGAAAGGAACATAGAAAACATAAGAGAGGTTCAAAGAAATGCTCAAGAAAAGGATCAAGAAAAGAACACAGAGGTTCAAGACATTAAATAAAAATATTTAAAATTTAATATTATCTAAACTTTTAGAGAAATTTTATAATTATCAACGATACCAATAATCGTATCAATCATAGTGGTTGATGTAGATAAAGGGTCTAATTTATTTTCATTAGTAATTTTACATTTTGAATGATTTTTTAAAATATATTCAATTAATTCATAATTATTTGAAGAAAGATTTTCCTTACTTAAAATAACAAGATTTAATAACTTTTTATCAAGTGCTAAATTGATTAATTTCATTAAGCCTTGTCTTTTAAAATCAGCACTAGAACCATTATCTTCAATTAATATATAATTTTTATATTTTTTTTGTAAATATAATTTATTAATTTCATAATTTTCTTTTTGTTCTAGAGAAGATACACAAATATAACAAACATTTAACTTTTTATCATCTACATCTATTTCTTCGTCTGAACTTGATAAATCAATATTCGATTCAATTTGTTTCTTAATTTTAGAATGACTCTTTTGTATACTTTTCTTCAAAATATTTTTGATATTATTGTTATTATTATTATTATTGTTATTATTATTAATATTATTGTTATTGTTATTGTTATTAATATCTTCTTTTTGCGATTCGCAATATCTTAGATAGCTTTTAACATCGTATAAACGATGATTACCTGATGTACGAATTGTATTAATAGTCCCATCCTTTGCCCATTTCCTCAAGGTTACAATAGAAACACCTAGGATTTCCATCGCATTTTTACTCGTTAAGAAACTAGAATTAGAGTTTAAAGACGATATCATTATAAGTATATATATTATTATATATTATTATTTATATATAAATGCATTAAATTATATATAAAAATAGTATTATATACAAAATTTGTAATTTTTATCTGCGTTAAAATTTGTAATTTTTATCTGCGTTAAAATTTGTAATTTTTATCTGTGTTAAAATTTGTAATTTTTATCTGTGTTAAAATTTGTAATTTTTATCTGCGTTAAAATTTGTAATTTTTATCTGCGTTAAAATTTGTAATTTTTATCTGCGTTAAAATTTGTAATTTTTATCTGCGTTAAAATTTGTAATTTTCATCCACATCAAACGCCCATTTAAATTTATCTTGTAAAGTAGTAGAGAATACTTTTTCAACTGGTAATTTATGTAATTTTAAAAATGCTACAGTGATACGAGGGTCGATATAATTTGCTTTACTTGTTCCTAAAGAAATATTTTTTAATTCATGTTTTAATTCTTTTCTAGATTTTAATTTTAAATATTTATTTTTTAAAGATTCAACTTTTGAACTTTTATTATCTTTAGCTTTTTTCAACATTGATTTTAATTTTTTAAGTTGTTCATCCAATTTAGTAAGTTGGTCTTTATAATTTTTACCGACATTTTTTTGATGATTACATAATTGTGCAACTTTTGCATTAGCTTTATTATATTCATCTAATATTAATGCTTTATCTGGATTATTTTCATATTTTTTAGTAATTTTTCTTAATTCTTTTTGAAATAAATTTGATGCATTATAAGTTCTAAATACTTTTGCTGTTAAATCTTTCATAAATGTTTGTAAGTATTTATTTATGTCACTTGAATTAATTAAATTGAATACCTCTTCGTCTTTCTTTTTATTTTCAATAAATTCTTTAATATTATTATAAATAACATTATCGACAATTATTTTATTATAATATCTAACAGAATCTTTACCTAAAAAATCTAGAATAATAGAATTAGATTCTTTTAAATCAATATGTTCAACTCTTAAAGATGTTACACCAACTGTATCTGTTTCATCAGAAGATTTTTCATTACCAACACGTAAAGCAAATTTATCAATAAAATAAAATGCGGTTGCAACTTGCTTTAATTTCAAATCGATATTATATAAATTCTTTTCATTTTCTTTGTGTATCGCTTCAATTTTCTTTTTTAATTTATGAGCTAAATCAAATTTAGCCATGTCGCTTGTTGCTTTAAAAGAAGATTGAGCACCTAACCATAAATATTTTGTTTTACCAGTTATAGAATCTTTCCATGCTGCTAACCATTCTGCATGTCTATCGTGAATAATTTTACCCCATTTGTGTGTTTTTAAATGTTCAGGTAATTCAGGAATTTTTGCATCTTTACTTAAATTTAAAATAATATCTTCTGGGAATATTCTATCTTTAATTAGACCAATTTTAGGATTATCACCTCTACCTAAAAATATACCTGGTGGTTCCATACGATAATTACCAACTTGTTGTGGTTGACCATCTAACATCGCGGTTTTATATTTAGTTTCATTAATAGCAGGATTTGGCTGAATAGAATCAGAATCTGTTTCACCTTTTGCTTTTTTTATTGCCTTTAAATTTTCATATATATCAATAAATTCTGAAAAATCACATTGTTCTAATGTTTTTATAGGAGAATCTTTACCTAATAATTTTTTCCAATCATGAAAGAAATTTTTATTAAAAGTTTTATTTAAAATATAATCAGAACCAATATATTTAACATATAACATTGCTGCCTCTTCTGCCTTCACATTTAAATTAACTAAAATTGGTTTTACTTGATTATCTTCTTCTTTATTATATTTTAATGGTCGATTGTGTGGAATATAATCTAATGGAAAAGATACACCATTATGTTCTAAACTAGTCCATTTATATCCACCACCACCGCTAAATTGGGTCTTCAACCAATAGTTTAACAATATTATCTGTTTTGAATTATAATTTATATGTTTCATTTAATATATATTAATATAATTATGGTAGAAATTAATCTTTTTTAATCTTTTTTAATCTTTTTTAATCTTAATTTTTTTTAATTTTAATAATTTATAATATTTATTTAGAATTAATCTATAAAAAACTATAAAAATCTATAAAAATCTACAATTATATTATATGAACTTTGAGACGATTGAGAATTCGGGGACAATAGATATGAAAATAGATATGAAAATAGATAGGACAATAGATAGGACAATAGGAATGGAGATTATTCTTGATGGTTTACATCAAGATGAAAAAAATTACATTTTAAAATATTGGAAAAATAAAGAAAATTTTGATTTTATAGATGAATCGGACAATAGTGGTAATAGAACTGGGAGAAAAATTATATGGTACTATATAAAACATATAATGTCACCATTTAAGAATTATAGAAGAATAAAAAAATGTATTAAAAAAATTATTTCATAAAAAATTTTAATCGTTCTTGGCGTAAATTTTCAACACTTAATTGTACATTATTTGGTGTTTCTGGAATGGATATAATCACCTTTTCTTTTTCTAGTTTTTCTTTTTCTAGTTTTTCTTTTTCTAGTTTTTCTAGTTTTTCTTGGTCTTTTTTTAAACTATCTTCATAATCAAATCGTTGTTGTTCCAAGAGTAATTTATTTTGAATATTTACATAATATTTTTCTATCATTTTCAAAACATATTCTGTCTCAGTTGGTGTTAAACTTTCTAAAATTATAGATTTTAAATATTCATCATTCGATTCAATAATATTAGTATATGCATGTGATATACGTTTTTGAGATGCTTCATATTCGTTTAAAGATAATTTCATTACTTGTTCTAATTCATTGTCGGCATTATTATTATTATTATTATTATTATTATTATTATTATTATTATTATTGTTATCATCAATGTCATTAATATCATCAATATCAATGTCATCAATATCAATGTCATCAATATCAATGTCATCATAGTCAATGTCGTAATCCTCGATATTATTATTCATTTTATAATTATTTATAAAAATGAATAACATATAATTGTATTGAATAATATTATCAATTTTTTTAATTAAAATATTATTCCAATGCGGATGTTGTCGCATATTCTTTTATAATAAATAGATGTAAAAATGATATAACAATATGTGCACCAGCATGTAAACAATTACCTATAAACATTTTATCATCCATTTCTTTCAAATTCTCTTCATCATCCAAATTCTCTTCATCATCCAAATTCTCTTTATCATCCAAATTCTCTTCATCATCCAAATTCTCTTCATCATCCAAATTCTCTTCATCGTCAACTTTTATATTTTTAATATTATTTTTAATAAATTTAGATAAAAAAAATAAAGAAATTGAAAATATTAATAAAAATATAATAAGAATAATTTTTTTGTTATGATGTGGGTTACGAGTTGGATTATGATTATAAATTTGTTTAATAAAGAATAAATCTATAAAGAATCCGATAAACATTGTAAATCTATCTATATATTTCATTAATTTATTACTGGTGCCATGATTAATAATTGATGTTGCTATTCCTAAAATATATAAAAATGATAATAATGGATTGAAAGGATTAAATAAAAATAATGATAATAAATGCGAATAAGTCATTATTATTGATGAATTTAATAATACTAAATTTGTCATATTATTAATGTATATATATATAAAATATTTACTAAATTAGACGATTTACCATCTGAAACTTTTCTAAATCGTTCCGAATACCATTTAGAATATTTTGTGTTTTCTCGATTTCATTTCCACAAAATTTATCGAATGTCATGAGAAAACACAGATAAAGAGGGGAAAGAAAAATCCCAGAACCCTTGTCAAAAGAAGGAATACTTTGAAGAGAGAATTTACGATGAGGATGCATCTTTTCCCATGCTTTAATAACTTCTTCAAAAAGTGGATCGGTAATAATACTCGCCGGAATCTGAGTAGAATCTTTAGAAATGTGTGCAGGAATATTTGTACGGATATGTGCTAGATGTGAACAAAAGATTTGCATTCGTTTAGAAGTAATACATTCAAGATAATTTTCCGGGTCATCTTTTTTGAGTGTTGTAAGAAAGTTACGGACAGTCATATACTGTTCTTTGTTGTTATTCACACTAAAAACGATTGCGGCTAACTGATTAATATTTAAATTCATAACACTTGTAATATTTTGCAAACAAATAGTTTTATCTACTTCAATATAACTATTTTTAGAAATATTAGATTGGTTAATAAAAATGATAGAATTATTAATTATTTCAAATTTCACATATTGTTTAATATCGTTTTTAGAATTAGAAAGAAACCAAATGTCTTTAGACACAATCTGTGATGCTTCCAATGGATGCATATTGCAGATAGAATTAAATTGAGAAAGAGTATATGTAGTGGACATAGTAATTATTGTATATATTTAATATACAATATGTATAAATATATTAGAAATTTCAATTTTTTATAATTTACTGATTATAAAAAATATTTGGAAAAAAACTAAATTAAGCACTTTACGGTATTAATTAATTTGTGATTATTAAGAGCCTAAAAACCTATCATTTCTGAAACATTTTCAAGGAAAATGTGACAGAATGTGATAGGAATTTTTACGGTACAAAAATTAGAAAAAACCTTTTTGCTATATTATTACTATTACCTATTATCTTACTATTACTATTATCTTTTATCCCCAATACCCAATTACCAATTACCAATTACCATCATTAACCCCATATTACCATTATCCAAAAATAATATTTATAAATAAAATATAATTCATATGCTTAATTGTGCATATGCGAAAATATATATTAGAAATAATATATGCATTACAGAATCCATTTTTTTAAAAGTGAAAAATGCTGTGTGGATTCTTATGATGTGTTTACAAGATACTTAAAATTGCTTTACCGTTTTTAATTATTTGCTGGGAGTATCTTTCACACACAATTATATATTGAGTAATATATCTTTAAATAGTTATAAAATATATTTTTAATTATACAATAATTATAAAATAAAACATTTTATAAAATAAAACATTTTATAAAATAAAACATTTATTATTTTTTTGTTTATTTAATGTCGGTGATTGTTTTTCAAGTAATTCTTGAATATGTCTCTCTCTTTCTATAAGAATAAGGTTGTCTCTTAAATCTTTAATTTTTTGTTGTTCATATAGTTCTTCTGCTTTATTGTTAGCTAAATAAATTGCTATTATATCTTTTTCAGTAAATAAATGTAAAAATGATTTACTTCGGTGTAAAGAAAATTGTTGTCCACTTTTCATTTCAATCTTCCAAATATATTGTATAGGTGTCGATTTTATTACTACACAATATATATTTTTAATATTTTCATCATCACTTACTGAATTAAACATCCATATTGGTTCCATAAATTATATTATTATATTATTATATTATTATATTATTATATTATTATATTATATATTATATATTATATTTATATATTTTATATTATTTTTTCATTTTTTTATAAATTATATAAAGATATATTATTATAAAATAATAATTTTCAATGCAATCGAATAAATCAACAGCTGACTTTTCACAAGCTTTTTCTATGATGTTCCAACAAATGTCCGGAATGTCTGGAATGCAAACAATGCCCGGAATGCAAACAATGTCCGGAATGCCCGGAATGCAAACAATGACAGTTGGAGAGAATGGAGCAAATACATTTACTACTGCATCCACGACAACCGAAGACTTTGACGGAACACTTGCCGAATTATTCCTTATAATGCGTGGTGAATCATCTGATAACATTAATAATATTCTAGAAAGACTTAAAAACATATTAGAGACAAATCGTGAAAACAAAACAAATTTTAAAGTAAATCTTGTTAAACTTATTAAAATATGTTTATATATTCGTGAACCACGTGCTGGTAAAGGAGAGAGAACAATATTTTATCACATTATAAACTGGATGTGGAACAATTATGTAGATATTGCAAAATTTATGATTATGACTCTAAAAGATTTTGGATACTGGGGTGACTTTTCACAATTACATACTATTGCCACATGTAAAGATATGAAATCATTTCTTGTCACACAATATGCAGAACAACTTATTTCAGATAAGAGAGCAATGTTATCAGCATTTCCAACAAAAATAAGTTTAGCTGGTAAATGGGCACCTCGCGAACATTCATCACATGGTACATTTGCATCAGCAATTGCAAAGAAAATGTATAATCAATTAACATTCAAAGAAGGTAAGAAAGCATATAGATTAACTATATCATCATTAAACAGAGAATTAAAAACAGTTGAACCACTAATGTGTCAAAAACGTTGGATGTCAATTGAATTTGATAAAGTTCCATCTGTTGCAATGACTAAACTTACTAAAGCATTTCAAGATGTTGAATGTAGTCCATTTCCAAAAGATTCTTCATTGAATTGTAATCAACATTATCGTTATCAACATCGTCGTTATCAAAGTCTTCGTCGTCACACAAAAAAAGACGAAGATTACATTGATCGCAATGAATGTAGAACGAATCTTATTACACATCTAATAAATAATAAAAAGATTAATGCAAAAGTAGCGGACTTATCAACAATTGTAGAAAGATATCTTGCAGGAGAAGAAAAAGATATTATTTGGGAAGCACAATGGGAATCACGAATTAATGAGATTCGCGAATTGATTAAAACGAAAAATATTACACCTAGTATTTTTCCAATGATTGATTTGTCATCGTCAATGAATGGTCCTCCTAAAATTAATGCAATTGTATTAGGTTTATTTTGTGCAATGATGTTAGATACATCATCTAGTGAACCACTAGACACACCATCTAGTGAACCACTAGACACACCATCTAGTGAACCAAGTGGACAATTTGCAAACATGTTTTTAACATTTGATACGACTCCACAATTAGGAACTCTACAACGGGAAGGGGGTTTATATGAAAAGATTCAAGGAGTAACTAAGTGGCTTTCTAAATGGGGTGGTTCAACAAATATCAAATCAGCATTTGATTTACTACTTGATATTGCAGTTTTTGGCAATGTTCCACAAGATAAGATGCCAAAAGTATTAGCAGTATTTTCAGACATGCAATTTGATTCAGGTGATGCAACATGGAATGAAACATCATATGAAATGATTAAGAGACGTTATGAAAACAGTTCTTATACTCTTCCACATATTATTTTTTGGAATCTTCGTGCAAACACTCCAGGATTCCAAGTTAAAGCATCCGCACCAAATGTTACAATGCTTAGCGGATATTCTACACGTATGATGGATTTATTCCTGACTGGTTCAATGGAAGAATTACAAAATGAATGCAATGAGTCAACCAATACTACTGACAAAATGAATGCACATACATTATCACTTATGGAAAAAGTATTTTCACATGAAATGTTTGTTCCATATGACGATGAAATTTGCAATATTGTAAATACATTAAGTATTTCATCACATTCATCATCAACTTCATCACCTCCGTCATCAACTTCATCACCTCCATCACCTCCATCACCTCCATCAACTTCATCATCAACTGACTTACCAACTGTATCAAATGAGATGGAACAGATTCAATCATTATTTTCACAAATGTTTAATATGAAAAATATGGAAAGTATGGTGTCAAATAATAACAACAAGAACAATGATGCAAATGACAATGACAATGATAACGAATTAGATGACGAATTAGATGATGATACAGATAAACATAATGATGACGAAGATGAAGATGAAGATGATGACGAAAATAAAGAAAAAGAAACGATTACGGCAGCAAATACTGCGGAAAATACCACAACAAAAGTACCAGAAAATCAATGTACAATTAGTTAATTTAATTTTAATATAAATTATATATTTATATAATATATAATTTATGAGTTTATGTAAATACAAAGACATATTTGGTGTACCTGGAACTGGTTCTCATTCATATAGAATTTTTGATGTTGCGATAGTTGATGTTTTAGCAACTATATTGGTTGCATATATAATTTCTAAAATAATGAAAGTTGATTTTATAAAAACATTAGTTGTATTATTTTTATTAGGAATCGTAATGCATAGATTATTTTGTGTAAGAACAACAGTAGACAAATTATTATTTTAATTAAGTAATTTTAATTAAGTAATTTTAATTAAGTAATTTTAATTGGAGTGAGATGAAAAAAGTAAAAATCGCCATTAGAAAATTCAACGATATCGCCATAATTGACGTTGTGCGGTGATTTCGAATTAATATGATTATATATTTGTGTGATATAGTCACATATATCAATTGTATCAATTGTATCAATTGTATCAATTGTATCAATTGTATCAATTGTATCAATTGTATCAATTGTATCAACGTCCATATTAATTTGGATATCATTGTTACTAAATGTATATTCAAAAGTATTATTATAATACATTTGAATCTCTCGCAATGATAATGAAGGAGGAATAATCGATGACAAAATCATTGAGAGAGGTATACACTTGGTATCAGGTTTACGGATAGTAACAGTAGTATAAATAGTATTCATAGTATTCATAGTATTCATAGTATTCATAGTATTAATTTAAATTTGTAATTTAAATTTGTAATCTAAACTATTATTTATTATATATTATATATTATTCTTTATTGTATTAAAAGTATATAATACAATAAAAATTTCAATTTTTTATTAATAATACACATTTAATAGATAATTGTTAAGTTTTAACCATTTTGTATCAATATTATTATTAATAGTGTACGATTCTATTTCTTTTAAATTAGATAATTTTGCATCATAAAAGTTTATATATTTTAAATTAGGATATGATTTATATAATTTGATATCAAAATATGAATCACATAACCAAAAAAACAAGTTAAGATAAATAATAGAATCGGGTAAACAATTTAAATTTATAGTAGGATTATTATCATAATGTGGGAAATCGAGAGTTATTTTTTTAATATTATATGATAATAACCCTAAGATATCCGGATACATTTTTAAATATTTATGACCTAATTCTAATTCTGTAACACTAGATGGGATAATAATTAAATTATTAAGATTGATAATATGTAGATGATAAATATGTTTTGGTATATTATAACAAATAAAATTATCAGCGTCAATTGTTAATTCTTTAACATTCGATGGAATCAAATCAAGACTATCATTAAAATTTTTATTATTTATATAAACTTTTTTATGTTTTTTCATTTGTATCGTATCATTTATTGTGATTTTGTCATTATATAAATAATATATCACATCAATCAAATCAGTCATAATGTTTATATTAAAATGAATTAATGTTTTATTTATTTATATATATTTCCATATAATATACATAATTTTAATGAATTATTTAATAACGATTGCGGCAACAATAATTGCTCTCTTACCTGTCATATTTATTAAAAAATATATTAATACAAAAAATAATATATATTTATTATTGTCACTAGTCTTATATATTTTACTAATAGGTGCATATATTAAATTATTTTCACAAGGGATAGATGTATCTACTGTATATACTTTATTACAGATATTACAAATCCTAATAGTTTTTTTAGTTGGGATATTTTATTTCAAAGAAAATGTAACTCGTAATAAAATTCTAGGTACAATATTTGGAATATTTAGTGTGTATTTTTTATTAAATTAAATTAAGAAATAATTATAATAAATATGAGTAAATTATTAAGTGTTGCAGCAACAAAAATATTACACGATGATAAATTGAAAAAATCTGTTGCTCAAAAAATAGATTCAATAATGAGCGATGGTAAAATTGATACAACTGATATTCCAGATATTCTATCAATTGTTGTTGAATGTACAGATAATTTAGGAAAGATAAATTTATCTTATACAGAATTAGTAGAAGTATTAGAAGAGGTTATAATGTATATATTAGAACATCATAAATTAATACCAGATGACAAAAAAGAAGAATTTAAAAAATATATTCAAGGTTCGATTAAACTTGTTTTATTACAACCAAAAATAAAATCTTTTATGTTAGCAGGATGGACAAAATTGAAATCATTATTATGTTGTTGTTGTTATAAATCAGATAGTGACAATACTAAAAAAAATATGCAAGAACTGAATACCGATATTCAAGATATGGAAGATATTAAAGTCAAGTTTGCAATGTTGCAAGAAAAGTTTGAAACTCTTCAAAATGAACATAAAGAAACATTAGAAAATAAATAGAAAATAAATAGAAAATAAATAGAAAATAAATAGAAAATAAAATAATACTCAAGTATACAATACTCAAGTATACAATACACTCAAGTATATTTATCTCTGTAAGTATCTAGTATGGCGACAATATCAGAGCGTAAATCGCTTACAGGAACAATTAAATTAGTAATAATTTCCTTCATAGATTTTTTAATAAAGTCGACATATTCTGATTCGACTAGAACATTCCAAGTTTTTGCTTTATGTGCCTTTTGGAACTTTCGAATAAAGTGTTGCATTGCAGAAAAGTTATCAAAACAATCATTATCATTTGCATAGGAGTAATCAAATTTTGTCATAATAATTCGTTTGTTTTGAAACGTCGACTTCCACCTGTAAGAGTTGCGAATATATTTGATTTTAATGTACCCGTATAGTTTATAAAAATCAACATGTGTCTGAGAGAAACCCTCCGGAACCATCTCATAGTAATCTTCTGTTATTTCGAATGACATTTTTAAAATGTATAATATGTATTAATACATTTTAATATATTATACTATTTATTATATTAATAATTTCAATTTTTTTAAATATTTTATAATAGATATATAAATATGTGTATAAATATGGAGATATCTTTAGGAACATATATTATTGGTACTTTTTTAAACTATCAAGTATTGAAAAAATATAAAGATAATGTAAATTCGCCATATATGACAATTGCAATAATATATCAATTTTTGTTATTAGTACAATTATTAGAATTTTTAATATGGATGGATCAAGAATGTGGAACAATTAATAAAATTTCTACATTTATCTTAAAAATTGTAATTATAATACAACCAATAATAATTATGTTAATATTATTATTATTATCACAAAAAGATATAAATATAAATAATAAAATAATAGTTACAATGTTAGCATTATTATTCACTGGTTATATAATATTTTCATTAAAAAAAAGTATAACAATATATAATGATTGTTTAAAACCAATAAATAATTGTGAACATTTACAATATTCGTGGTTAAATGATATTAAAAATTTTAGTTTATTTTATGGTTTGACAATTTTTGTAAGTTCAATATTATTAATAAAAGATATTATGATAATAATACCACATGCAATATATATTTCCTTAATAAATATTATTATTAATAGATATTTTTCATGTGGTATAGGTTCGATGTTGTGTTTATTGGCAGTTATTGGACCATTAATAAACTATATATTCTTTTCTATTAATGTTAAAAGCAACTGAACCCATTGAATTTGCGATGGATCTAACATAACCACCAGAACTAATTTTTGTTTCGAAATCTTCAATTAAATATTTTTTGTCAGGGTCAATATTTTCTCGCCACTTATCTAACGTTTCTTGTTGTCTGAAATCTCCTTTTACTTTATTGATTAAATCTGAAATCATTATAAATAGTTCTTTACCATTAATATATTTTTCTCCTAATTTTTTATTATAATATATCTTTACTTCTTTTGTTGGTATTTTTGTTACTTCTGGAATCAATAAATTATTTTTTGCTGCGAACCATAAACGAACCATTTTTCCATCTATTTCAACAGTTTTAGATGAAAAAGGAGGATACGGTTGTAAAATTATTCGTTCTTCATCAAATAGTAAATTATTTGTTTTCGAAATTGTATTCGAAATTGTATTCGAAATTGTATTCGAAATTGTATTCGAAATTGTATTCGAAATTGTATTCGAAATTGTATTCGAAATTGTATTCATATTAGTAATTAAACCAAGAATATCATATGTATCAGTTTGAAATTCGTGTATAACAGAATATGAATAAATCTTATCATGTGAACATTCTATATCTTTCATTTTAATATCTTCACTGGTTAATAGTCTAATTTTACCAAATGCTAAAGGATCTAATCTTCCAGCAAATGCTACTTTTTCTTTTTTATCTAATTTATATTCTAACTTAAAACGTTCAATAGTATCTTGCATCGATTCGCCAATATTTTTAATATAGTCAATGATCATGATTTATGTATAATTTAATAAAAAATATAGATTTAATTTTTAAATATCATTTTTTTTTATTTTAATTTTATTTTGTTTTAATTTTATTTTGTTTTAATTTATTTTGTTTGTTAAATTATATAATGATTAATATTAACGAATATTTAACACAACAAAATATAGTAATTGCATTAGTTGTAGTTATTGTCGTATACTTATTATGGAAAAATTTCTATAGCCAAGAAAATTTACCATCATCTGAATCAGCATCTGAATCACCATCTGAATCAGCATCCGAATCACCATCTGGATCAGCATCTGAATCAGCATTTGATAAAATTAAAAATTTTTTTACTGGATTTGGTAAGAGAGGTGGACAACAAAAAAAGAAAATGACTAGAGCAGAAGAAAATGCTAGAGAAGAAAACAAATCTAGAGAAGAAGATAGAGAGTACCGCAAAGTGCTTAATTTAAGCTCCCCTTAAATTAAACACTTTTCGCTAGCGTGAGTGCTAAAATCTTAAGACCCTAGAGGGGCTTAAGATTGGCACTCTACGGTACATAAGAAAATAAAATTTACAAAAATAAAAAATAAATAAAAATAATTATTGTTACAGTAAAGTGCTTAATTTAAGCCCCCCCCCCTTAAATTAAACACTTTTCGCTAGGGTGAGTGTCAAAAACTTAAGACTATCTTAAGTTTGGCACTAGACGGTATTATATTATAAAATATATTATGTTTTATAATATTAAATTTGGTTTTTTAATTGATTTAAATTGGTTTAAATTGGTTTTTAATTGGTTTTTAATTGGTTTTTAATTGGTTTTTAATTGGTTTTTAATTGGTTTAAATTGGTTTTTAATTGGTTTTAATTGACATCAATCTACACGGTGTAGATTATGCTTCAGCATCAGGACCATATGTATTTGGCTCACCAACTGACCATTGCGTACCTCTTCCCGTCGTACCTCTTCCCGTCGTACCTCTTCCCGTCGTACCTCTTCCCGTCGTACCTCTTCCCGTCGTACCTCTTCCCGCTGCTTCCCACGACGACTGTTTCGGCAGTATTTTCACCATTTTTCTTATTTGTTTTAGTGATCTCACAGGTGATGCTTTTCCATCTGTGCCTGTATCATCTGCATCTGTGTCTGTATCATCTGCATCTGTGTCTGTATCATCTGCATCTGTGTCTGTATCATCTGCATCTGTGTCTGTATCATATGCGTCTGTACCACCATAGTCTGATGATTCTCTTGGTCCACTCAGTAGTTTGCGTGGTGATGCCCTCCGTCCTAATGACCCTGTACCATTTGCATTTCCATTTCCATCATCTAGCGACGGCAATCCACGCCCAAATGTAGAACGAGTAACTACTCCCATATTAAATATCTGTTCCATTATACTTCTCATCATATCCGTTTCTACAACCGTATTACCATCCCTGTCAATATTAATAATTTTTCGTAATGGTTTTGTAATCGCCTCAATCCCATCATCGTCAGCAGCAGGAGGAGCAGCAGGAGGAGGAGTAGCAGCAGGAGGAGGAGTAGCAGCAGGAGGAGGAGTAGCAGCAGGAGGAGCAACCACAGCAGCAGTAGCAGCAGGAGGAGCAGCAGCAGGAGGAGCAGGAGTAGGAGACGTATAATCTTTACTCCAAACCCTTGTACCTTTATTAAGATCACTTACTGCACCAACTGCTAATAAACTTGCTAAACTTGAATTAAAAATAAACATTTGTTTTTTCAATAATGATTTTGAATCTTCTTTTAATTTCTTCTCTCTCAATTTATTCGCTGAATCTTTCCCACTTTTATTTCTTTTGAATAAATTAAAAAATCCTTTACCTTTACTTTTACCCTTACCTTCTTTACCTTCTTTATCTTTATCACTTCCCGTATCGCCGTCATTGTCGCGACTTCTTCCATAATTACGTCCTTTACGTTCTTTATTATTATTGTCATTGTCATTGTCGTCATCATCACCTCCTCTCTTATATGTACTACCTTCGTCGTTATCATCATCGTCACCATTTTTATTATTTTTTAATACGAAATACATAATTATACCAATGACAATTAAACATAAACCAAATAATATTGCAAATAATATATAATTAGCGATGGATGATTTCTTAACGGTTACCCCAGATACATCTGTTGGTGTTGTTGGCGTTGTTGGTGTTGTTGGTGTTAACTTTTCTATTTTTTTGCTTTTATTTATTATACTTAAATGTTTGTATAATGCAATATTTATTATAATTAAACCTAAAATTATTAGGATTTTCATATTAATATAAATAATGAAAATAAATAATATATAAAATTAAACTATATTATGTATCTAAATAATAATCTAAATAATAATCTAAATAATAATCTAAATAATAATCTAAATAATAATCAAATTAACAAACAATGTTATAATTTTAAAGAGATAAATTATGAAAATGGTCTATTAGATGATTCTATTGATTGTACTTATATTTTACACTTAGAAGGAAATGGTAGATTAGACAAAGTATATTCTCAATTAAATAAATATAATCCTTCTAAGAAAGTTTTTATATTATTTAATAAAGGCTTTAAAAAATGCAAGAAGAATAATATGATTACGGTATCGTGGAAAGATTTGATAGAAGCAAATATTCAAATATTTTTACATGCTAAAGAACATAATTATAATAATATATTAATTTTAGAAGATGATTTTATTTTTGATGAAGAAATTAAAAATGATAATAACATAAATAATATATCAAATTTTATAAATAAAAAGAAAAATGAATCATTTTTATATTCATTAGGTTGTATACCATTTATATCTATACCTGTATATTATGATTCGTATACTTATTATGCACCATTTTTTATTACAACACACTCGTGTATATTTAGTAAAAAATATAGAGAAAGAATTTTAGAAATAGGATTAGATGTGATTTATGAAAAAGGATTAGGATGGGATATGAATTTAAATTCATCTGGATATATTTATTATTATCCATTATGTTATCAACCATTTGAAGAAACAGAAAATAAGAAACATTGGGAAAATATATATTTGAATAAAATTATACAAAAATTGGAAATGGATTCAAATCCTAAATATGGTTTTAGATTATTAAATAAAATTTCAAAAATAATATTCTGGTTAATAATATTTATAATTGTAATTGTAATTGTAATTGTAATTGTTATGTATTTCATATTAAAAAAGAACAAATCTTAAAAAAGAACAAATCGTTCAGGAGTCAACAATAAATATGGTGCATAGTTTCTATTAAATCTAGTTGGCTGATTCCAAATGAATGGATTATGTGATTCTGGAAAATTATTATCTTGATACAATCCTTGATACAATCCTTGATACAATCCTTGATACAATCCTTGATACAATCCTTGATACAATCCTTGATATGCTTCTAGATTTTTTTGATTATTGCTTTGTGAATATATGTAAAATATGAATAAGATTAAACATATTATAACAATAATTTTTATATTTGTTGTATTTGTTGTATTTGTTATATTTGTTGTCATAACTTTATTATTATAATTAAATGTGATAATTATAATAATATTTATAATAATTATTATAATAAAGTAAGGTCAACCTGTGAACTAGTTCCACCACTTGCAGCGGCAGTAGCAGTTCCACTTTGTGTATTACCATTAACAGTTGGACCAGTAGTAGTAGATGCGGTGGCACTAGATTGTGAATTAGATGTTGCTGAATATTGTAATTCTTTATCTCTACTTTGATTTCTAGTAAGTACATTATTGCTAATATCTAACATTTTTGAAGTATCTTCGCTAAATACAAATGAACCGACCGGTCCACTTAATATACCCTCGGAACCTATACTTATTCTTAATCCGTTTGAATCTACTGGTGCCGATATAAGGTCTTCAATTAATTTATTTTGTATCTTAGAATAACATGGTCTATACTTATCATCTATAACCGGTTCGACTAAACCATCTCTATCATTTTTATTTTTATTTGTAAAATAACTCATTGTTATAGAAGTTGTACTACATAAAAATGCAATAAAAAATAGAACAATGGCAATAATCTTTTTAACATCAAATTTACTATTTTTACTATTTTTATTCTTTTTACTTTTTTTACTCTTCTTACTTTTTTTAACTAGTAAAATAATACCAATAATTATAAATATAATAAAAAATATACATGTAACTACTACACCTGTTAAACTATTATTATATTTACTATTTAGTTCAGCTTTTTTCAAAAGATATTCTTCTTCTATTGAACTATAATATTCTTCTTCTTGAATTATTATATTACAAAATTTGACAGTTTCATCTGACATTAAATTATAATATAATTATATAAGAATAATAATATTATTAATATTATTAATATTATTATTTGGAAGTATTAATATTATCAAATTCGCCAAAATCATAATTTCCTGCAATAGGATTAGTAGTATTATTAGTAGTATTATTAGTAGTATTATTTTTGACTGTAGATACTGGTAAAGTTGATACTGGTAAAGTTGATAATAGTGGTAAAGTAGATGATACAGATACTGTATTTTTGTTCATTAATCTTTTTCTTTCACGATATTTAAGATAGATATAGATACTGATACCGACAATAACAATTAAACCAAGAATAACAAATATAATAATAAGTGTTTTGTAATTACTATCTTTATTTTCTTCAACCGTTTCTTGAATTGGTGGTGAAATTATTGGTCCTGGTACAACTACTGGTACAACTACTGGTGTTACAACTGGTGTTGGTGTTGGAACTGGTGTTGGTGGTTGTAACTTTTCTTTATACGCTTCATCAAATTCTAATAAATCAGATATATCATTTATAATAGTATGAATTTTGTTTGTTTTGTCAATATTTTTTGTAAAATCAGAATTTGTTTTATCGCATTTTAAATTACGAATGTAGATGTTTTCATATTGGTCATTTTTTAAATCCATATATTTAGGATAAATTTCTTTAATTTTTTGCGATATATCATCTAAATATTGCATAGATAAATTAGGGGCGGTTTCATTACAATTTGATATATTATTAAAAAAATTATTTTTATAATAAAATATGTTGAGTTGTGCAACTAATAATGATAAATTATTATTTACAACATTAATGTCCTCTTTTTTATCTACCGAATCTATAAACGTATCTAGACTATTATTAATGTCTTCCATTATATAATATATAATATTATTTAAAATATAATTTTATCAATAAATAAATTATACATTAATTACTAATTTTCTTCACACTTTTTTTAACAATAATTCTTTTAACTTGTTTCTCTTTATTCATCTTATCGAAAAGATAATTTCTAATTTTTTTGGCATTACATAAAATGATCATTTCATTAGTAACTTTTTTATTTTTTAAATATTCTATTGTTGTAGAAAGTTTATTTAAAATATTTAATTCTAAATTTTTATAGAGATTATATTTTGCTTCTAATATGGGAATAAATTTTTTAAAATCGTCATCGTCATTTACATAAATACTAATTGATTGTATTTTTCGATAATCAAAAATTGTTCCATTCAGATACATAATAAATACCAAGTGATCAAAACATTTATCTGTAATATAAAATCCATGTTTTGTCGCTTCATCTAGTATTAAAAATAATCCATCAGAATTGTTATTTAAAATCATTTCTTCAGTAATTGTATATTTATTATTTAAAAAATGTTTAATAAGTGGTATTGATGCATATTCAAATGCTACTTTAAATATCTCTTCATGTGTACATAATAATTTTACTTCGTCTGGTGTTTTAAGTAAATCTAATATAAATTGGGATTGATTATTAATTATTAAACTTGTAATAAAATCTAAATCTAAATCTGTTTTATAAAACTTTTCAAAAATATCTGTTGGAAATTTTGAAAAAAATGGTATTTTAATAATTAATTTATGTATGTTACTTTTATCAATCTTATCAAAATTACAACATTCTGTAATAAAGTGTAAATATAAAATAGAAGTTGTATTATATTTACCAAAACATTTGTCAAGTAATATAATTAATTCGTCATCTGTAAATTTTATCGAAATATGTTTTAAGTTTTTCGTAGTTTGATAACCCATAGGAGTTGACATATTCACAAAAAAGGGATCTAATGGGTAATCTAAAAGTAATAGATATTCATCATATGTAAAATATAATGAATGTTCTTTCTTATAATTAATAACATTCATTAAATATTTATTAAACTTTCCAGGATCCGTTTTAATTAATTGTGTTAATATAGGGGAAGGGGAAAAACATTTATTTGTAATAATATTTTTAATATCTTCATCAGAAATATTATATTTTTTAAAAATTTGATGTGCGGACTGTATAGTGTTATTAAATACACTGTTTATTAAAACATTTTGACAAAAGATTTTTGTTTTATCAAATTTAACAATATTTGATGCAATAATTTTATCAATATTTTCCAAAGTTAAATTTTCTATAACTTCGTGTATGATTGCAACAGTAGGTTTAAAACCTTTATCTATATTTTTCATAAACCATGAATAAATTAGAGTCGGTTCACGTGTAAATTTCATAAAATTTAAAATACGTTTTACCTCTTGTGCTTTAATGAAAAACCCTTCACATTTATCAAGTAGTTCACATAATAGTGCGTCGCGATTTATATTAGGTTGGGTATCTAACCGTTTATGTTGTTTTAAAATATAATATAATTCATATTGGAAGATGAGGTTAAAACAATCATATTCAACAATATTTCGAGTTAATGCACGAATCTTGGTAAAAGCATCAGTTATCTGATAAATTGGACGACTGTTATTGATATTTTGTGTCATTTAATATTTAATTGTATATAAATTGTATATAAATTGTTCAAATGTTTAAAAAATTTAATTTTCAATTTTTATTTATTATTGATTTATTTTATAATGATATTATAAATGGACTTGAATTTTAATAAAAAATTTATATTAGAGTTTATTTGTATTTTAATTTTATTATTAGTAGTAGATACAATATGGTTAACGTTGTTTGCTGGTCCAAAATATAGATTGATGATTAAAGATATACAAGGTGAAAATATCACCCCTAATTATAAAATGGCAGTAATTACGTATATTGCAATGGCATTATTGTTATTCTTATTTATAAATAAAAATTTTACATCTGGTGAATTATTTTTAGGTGGATTTTTATCATATGCAATATATGATTTTACAAATGCAACTATATTTACTAAATGGGACAAAATATTTGGTTTATTTGATTCAATTTGGGGTGGAATTTTGTTTTGTATAGTAGGAAATATTATTAATAAATATTTAAAATAATAATATGTTAATAAATATATTATGAGTCAAAATACAAAAAAGACAAAGATTACAAACATCGAACATATTTATGTAGTTTTACATAAAGAGAAAGAAGCAGATAAATATGAAAAGTGGATAAAATGGATTACATATAATAATATCCCAGAAGATTATATTACATTTTATTGTTATAAATGGGGTGATGAATTGTCACAGTCGGATCTGGATTCAAATTCATACGATGATGGAACTCTAGTAAAATTATTTCCTTTTAGAAAACAATTTCCACTCAAGAAAAGTGAAATATCAATAAGTATAAACTTTTTAAATATTTTTAAATTGGGGTTAGATAAGAAATATAACAATATATTAGTGTTTGAATCAGATGCAATCCTTCACCCCGATTTTATAAATATTATGAATAAAACAATGGTTGAATTATTAAAATATAAAGACTGGCATATGTTGTCAATAGGTTGTGGTATGAATAAACATTATCCTAATCTCTATAAAAATAAAACTATATACAGAGGAAAAGAAATTAGATGTTTAGATTCTTTTGTTATTAACCAAAATGGTATGAAATTGTTGATTGATTTAATACCAAAAGTTAATTTACCAATTGATGAACACTTAGATATTTTAGTAAAGAATAATAAATTAGATTGTTTATGGTTAGAGCCAACAATTGTTGTTCAAGGTTCTCAAACTGGTATTAATCCTACAACAATTCGTCTTGCAAACTCTGTATATGTTACTCCACAAGATTGTAAATGGTTAAAGGATGTACAATTTAAATAATTTAAATAAATCATAATATATATAATTTAAATTTAAATAAATCATAATATATATAAATATTTATAAATATATATATTTATATTAAATATAACAATGGGATTATTTACGTCGAAAGAATTGACAAAATTAGTATGTATAATTAATAACGATAAAGTTAAAGGTGTAGTATATTTTAAAAAAATATTAGTTAATATGAATAATGCTGTAGAAATTTCATATGATATTATTGGATTAAACGTAAATAGTTTACACGGTTTTCATATTCATCAAGCTGGAGATTTAACAGATAATTGTGAATCATTATGTAGTCATTATAATCCACATAATAAACAACATGGTGGATTATATGACGTAGATTCACATGCAGGAGACTTGGGTAATATTCAATCTGATATGAGTGGAAGATCCAGAGGCAAATTTACTACTAGTAAATTTACTCTAGAAGAAATCCTAGGAAGAAGTATTGTTGTTCACTTAGACGTAGATGATTTAGGTAGAGGACCATATTCTGATTCTTTGACTACTGGACATAGTGGAAAACGTATAGGTTGTGGTATCATAGGTATTAGTAAAGATTGTAAGAGTTTATAAAAAATTGATTTTAATACATATTAAATTTAATACATATAATTACGAAATTATATATATTATGGAATCTAATCAATCAAAATCTATTGTATCAATTGAGGGTAATATTGGTGTAGGTAAATCAACTTTCACGAATATTCTTCAAGAATGTATTCCATCAAGTGAGATAGTATCTGAGCCAGTTGATATGTGGTTAGACATTAAAAATAAAGATGGAAAAAACATTCTACAAACATTTTATGACGACATTCCTCGTTGGGCATATACGTTTCAAAATATTGCATATGTTACACGTATGATGAAGATTGAACGGACAATTCGTGCATCTACTGCAGAAAACATTTTTCTTGACCGTAGTATTGATACTGATAGATTTGTTTTTGAAAAAATGCTATATGAACAAAATAAGATTCAAACAATAGAACATGCGGCATATCAACTATGGTGTGAATTTTATTATGAATTTGTTCGTAAAGATATCGGTAAAAAGGTTATCTATTTACGTTGCGACCCAGAGACAAGTTACAACCGAATTAAAATTCGTGGTAGAGAAGAAGAGAAATCAATTACTTTAGAGTATCTTAAGGAACTTCATACGGCACACGAAGATTGGTTGATGAATAATCCATCAACATTAATTTTAGATTGTAACAAAGATTTTGAACATGATATAGAATCAAAGAATGAATTAATTAATAAAGTTAAAAATTTTTTATTTATAAGTTAAATATATTATAAATAATGTATTGTTCATCATTATGTTCATCAACGTATGTATTTATTGGAATGACTGTTCCATTATTAATAACAATGATAATTATTGTATTATTAAAATTTAGAAGAAATGTAGACGATAAGAAGAAATTTTTTACAACATTACTTGTATTTTCATTAATATTTTTAATATTTTATTTATTATTAAATTGGTTATGTGAAAAAGAAATGTATGTCATTTCTTGGGTAGTTGCGTTATTACCGATAGTTGCTTACATGTATACTGGATATATGTTTATAAATAGCGAAGATTGTATGAAAGGTATAAATTTAGTAATTAATTCGTGTTTGAAATAATATAGAAATTAAAAAAAAACGAAATTAAAAAAAATGAAATTAAAAAAAACGAAAAAATAAATAAAAAATCTAAATATAGAATATATAAAAATGTTTAATAATTTATGGTCATTATGCAATGAACAATGCAACCAAGCTAACTTTTATCTTATTACAAGATCCGTATTAGTTTTAATGGGTGTAGGTTTCCTCATTGCTTTATATAAGCAAAACAAATTAGAAGCTAAAAATATTCAAATGTTCGTAGTTTCATTAGTATTAATATTTGTTTATTACCACGTTATCACTTACACATGTGATAAGAGCTACAACAAGGTTGCTTGGTTATTAGCCACATTACCATTATTAATGGCTTTAATTGGCGGTCTTCTTTTTGGTATGTCCGGTATCATGAACATTTTACAACCCAATGTTCAAGCATACAAATTTATTAAATCTGAATCTTTTGATAGATTAACACAATAATTTAACAATAATTTAACAATAATTTAACAATAATTTATATAATATAATATTAATATTTTTTGAATAAATATTAATATTAATTCTCCATTAATTCTATAATGAGTGAAATAACAAACTTTTTCTTCGACCCAACTTATCATCAAATAACTGCAATTAATATGCATACTATCTTATTAATTATGTTACATGTAGGTATTCTTATTGGATTATATACTAAAAAATTAGTTTCTAGTACTGTAACCGTAATAATATTTGTTGTAGCAATTGTTGTAACATTATTAATGAACTTTTTAGTTAGATGGTTATGTAGAAATGACCATGCGAATATTGCATGGCTTGTCATTGCGGTATTATTTTTATTACATGTCGGCACCGGTTACAATATTATTAGTTCTTTTTCAAAATTAAAAAATGGTCAATTCTCAAGAAGACAAAATTATAATATGAATAATTTTGATTCTAACTATGATTTTAATAATATGGATTATACAATGCAATCAATGCAATCAATGCAATCAATGCCACCATCAATGCAGTCAATGCAGTCAATGCCACCATCAATGCAATCAATGCCACCATCAATGCAGTCAATGCCACAAAATCAACCACAAAATTATAAATTAAAGAATTTTAATAATTCAAATGACGAAGAATAAAATAAATAAACAAAATAAATAAACAAAATAAATAAACAAAATAAATAAACAAAATAAATAAACATAATAAATAAACATATAATTCAAGTAGAACTAGAACTAGCACCGCTAGAACTATAACGAGAACCACTAGAACCACTAGAACCACGATAACCACTAGAACCACGAGAACCACTAGAACCACTAGAACCACTAGAACCACTAGAACCACGATAACCACTAGAACCACGAGAACCACTAGAACCACTAGAACCACTAGAACCACTAGAACCACTAGAACCACTAGAACTACTAGAACTACTAGAACTACTAGAACCACGAGAACCGCTATTGGAACTAGTAGAACGATGAGCGGTACTTTTGACTTTTTTAACTTTGTATGTAACTGCATCAATACCAAATTCAGTTGCGATTTTTACTTGTTCATCAAAAATTGTTTTAATTTTAATAAAGTCAGCCATACACAAACCATTAAGTTCAATACCAGTCTTATTCAAAACAGCTCGTTCAATCACAATTTCTTTCTCGCGAATCTGCAGAAGTGTCAGTTTTGGTGCAGATTGAGGTACAGATTTAGGTACAGATTGAGGTACATATTTAGGCGTCGCATTCGATGCAACTGATGTCGCTTTTCCAACGACATTAATAGTATCAAGAACCGCCTTATTCTGATACACATTACTATTACTGTATTGATTACCAAAATTATTTCCATTATGATTATGATTAGAATAATCAAATGGAATATACGGAACTTGGTTATTTTCAACATATGATCGTTGAATATGATAAGGCAATTCGCCAGTAATAAAAGACCCATCAGTTTCAACACCAAAAATTACTCCCATAGAAGTAATAATAGGTTCATTAAAAAATGAGCAAGGTTTGTATGCGTACATATTAATATATTATTATTTATTTTACTTATTTGGTATATTAGATATATTAAAATTTCAATTTTTTTATTATTAAAAATAAATAATAAAAATAAAATAACTAAATAAAATAACTAAATAAAATAACTAAATTAATCTTTCTTCATCATACGTTCAAGGCGTTCCTTACGACCAGGTTGAGTAGTATTAGACGGTGTGGCATTCCGGCGATTAACTTGACCAGTACTTTCACGACGAAACTCATTTTGAATTGTAACACGTGCAGGTGGTGTGGTCATAGCTTGAGAAACGGTTGTAACACGTTGATATTGTGAATTGTGTGATACTGTACGTTCAGGACGCATAACCGGTGTAGATACTGCAGTCAATGCAGTCAATGCAGTAGTTGCAGTCAATGCAGTAGATGCAGTAGTTGCAGTCAATGCAGTAGATGCAGTCATTGCAGTAGATGCAGTAGATGTTGCAGCATATGACCGACGAGTAAATTGTCCTGATTGTGCGGATTGTGCGGCAAGTGCGGCAAGTGCACGACGAGTCCGTTCTGCTTCATGACGAATCTTATCTTCTTCAATTTTGGCACGTTCCGTGGCTTCCTTGCGAATCTTTTCTTCTTCTTGACGTTTCAGACGCTGTTCTTCCGCCTTCTTTTTTGCTTCAAGTTCAGCAATAAGAGTTTCATCACGCTTGATATTTTCAAGAATAATGTCTTGATACAATTCATTGATATTCTTGGTTTCAATATCAACCTCGTTGTCACGAGTACTGTCAATAATACGCATTGCACATTCATTGTCAACGTATGCTTCAGCAATCCACGATTTACCAACACGACCAGCACGACTCATCAGTTGGAAAATTGTGTTGATACTGTATTTGGGGCTAAAATCTGACGTGATAAAGACACGATTAATTGGATAGTTAGTACCATAAGAAATCGACACATCCGAAATGAGATAAGCGAGTTTACCCTCCTCAGCAAGACGTAGAACGGTCGCTAAATAAGCTTGATTCATAGCAGTAGTAGGATTTGGGATATAAACACCAATACCCGCCCACAGAAGAATCATGAGTTCAGTTGAACATACAACAGAATCCATTGAAATATCAATTGAAGTAAGTTCATGACGAATTGCATTACGGTCAATTGCTAGTTGAGTCTTCTTGGCATAATGTTTAATATGTTCCTTACAGTTAATTTGGAATTGTGATGGAAACTTGAATTCTGGCTTACTATTAAAAAGTTCCTCAGTTTCGCGAAGACGTTGAAGGTCGTTATCAAACTTTTCATTTTCAATACGGTCAACAGTCTTTTGCCAAATTGCCCGTTTTTGTTCAACAATATGCAAGAGTTTGGAAATAGAACCAATATCCTTAATAACATCTTCAATAAGATTCTTGAAATTATCCATCGCAAACTTAACAGGGTCAAGTGTCGCAATAAGATTTTGACGCATAAACTTATGAGCATCGGTTGTACCAAACTTATCAAAGTTTACCTTGTCAGAATGTTCGAGAACCGGTTCCGATTCCCATTCAATATCGTCGTCATCGTCGTCATCGTCATCGTCGTCGTCGTCGTCGTCATCGTTATTGACATTGTTGACATTGTTGGGTTTCTTGCCCTTTCCTTCATCGGAATTAACAGAATCAATAAGATGAGCACTCTTTTGCTTAATCTTTGTAGAACAAACCTTCGCAATAATCTCATCAGATTGTGAAGAGAGGATGTTCAAGAGTTGCATAGAAAGATTACGAATAGAATCAGTATTCAGATTCTCAATATCTTTAAACATAATTGGAATATCAGGAAGTTCAGAAATTAGTTCACCTTTCATGAGGTCATAAATATTCTTCGCAACATTTGTAGTGTATGCACGACCCAAAAATGGAATTTCTGAAATCATAGTGATTGCGGTTTTAAGTTCTTCACTTGTTTTACTATTCAGATGAGGTACAACCAGTTCACCATTAAATGTTTTTACTTCACACCCAATGTGAATCTTGTTAGAATACACAGTAATAAAGTCAGAGGCACCATACTTCATGGTGTGCAATTCTTTAATCCACGGATACACATCATGTGGAAGAGTTGCACTAGACAATACGGTTGTAGCTGGAAGATTGGTCATAATTCGAACATTCATCTTTGCTGCCACACTCTTCATGTCCGCACCGATAGTAGGTTCATCGAGAAACAGAATATAATTCTTATAACTATCACCATTAAGAATTTCATAACATGCTTCAGGACTACAGACAATTGCAACACGCTTCTCATCAGTTGGACAATTGTAATTGTTAATAGTGCGAAGTCCACGGTCACCATCGATTGTACCAATGGCAAACGGAATACCCGCATTGAACAACCATTGTGATGCTTGTTCTTTGACACTCCGAAGATTGCAACAAAACAAAAGTTCAAGTGAATCATGTTGTTTGTACATCATCTTAAGATTCATAATCATCTTGGCAACTGCAACAACTGAAACAGTCTTACCGTTACCCGTCATCGCCTTATACGAAATTACTGCGGGTTTTTTGTTAAGAATCGAATCTTTGATATGCGATACTACATCTTGTTGATGCGAATACGGTTTGAATCCCTTGTTAGGAATATACATATCGTAATCGGTATAGAAGAGGAGTTGCGGGTCATTTTCATAACAAACCATAGCGTCAAACTTGAAGAGTGATTTAAGATTTGACACCATCTCTCCAAAATCTTCCATAAACTTGCTAGAAATCTGAATAGTTTGCGACGCGTTCAAAAGAGAATTTCCGGAAATCCCAATGATCGCCGAATAAAATTTCTGCATACCGATAATAATGTTGTAGACAAAGTGAATCTTCGTCTTCTTCACGTTAGAATTTGAGTCAACATAGAGTCGATAATTCTTGGTAAGAAACTTGGCAACTTGGAAGAAACCAATACCGCGAAGTTCAATAATCTTGTTATGTAGAGCGGTGGGGAGATGGAAAGTAATTAGATCGAACCCCTTAAGAGTCCGACTCAGTTCACCTTCAATAATACGAAGTGTATTTTGTTGCCGAATCTTGTCCGCGGACTTCATCGGTTTTTCCTTCGTCTTTTTTGCGTGTTCGGTGGTAGTGTCCTTAATCAATTCTAGCTTGAGTAGCTCTTGCCGGATTAGCTTATAGAAATCATCACCAACCATACGAAAAGCCTGGTCGTCGCCTTTGCCAGAATCATTGATACCAGACAAACTATTGGCAAACGCACACAATTCGTCCTTAACCTTCTGGTCAAACGCCGAAAGCGTCTTCTCAGCGGCCTTCCAGTCATCGCTGGAGAACTTAACGCCTACCTCTTTTGCCTTGGCATCGAGGTTAGCGGTAGAAACAGTAAAAACCGTAGAAACAGTAGAAACAGTAGATGATTGCATCATTTATATTAATAATATAAGTCAATCCAGTTCCGTTTAATATATTATAATTTTCAATTTTTTTATTATACGGTATATAATAATGGCGACAATAATACCCGATACAACATTAATAAATATTATAAATAATACATATGCAACACAGACAGATATGACGGATAAAGAAATTATAAAAAACAACCTACAATTCTATAATGACGACAAAACTCCAGAGAAATATCAACTTTTTATTTCGAATGTTTTAAATTATATACAAGTTAATTATGATGGTAATAGTAGTGGAAATACATTAGTAGTAGCATATAGAACAGGATATAGGGAACCCATGTCACCCGAAATAATATTTATACTTGATAATATTAAAAATAAAAAGGTTGTTCCATTTTATGTACTTTATAATACTTTAAAAGGAACTAAACGATTTATGGATGAATTAAAGAATAATATATCAGAATTAAAAGATATTGATAAATTAGAAAGTTTTTACAAAGTATTTTTGAACAAACTTTTGGAAGAACTCATAGATGAGAATAATATAGATATATTATCTAAATTAGCATCATCATTAAAAAAAAAATATTTATTATTATTTAATAATTTTGGTAAAAGTTGTAAAAAAGGTTACGGTGACAGTGGTAATGAAATAAAATATAATATAGAATATAATATAGAAAATAAGGATACACAATCAATAGTATATAATATTAAAATTGAACCGAAAGAAGATGTGATTGAAGTATTAAAAGATGAATTAATTATTAAACTAGAAAATAATCAATATACATTTTTTCATAACAAAATAGATATAAATGTAAAAATGTGGTTAGGACAAGGAACGATTCCAAATAGTATATTGGGGTGTGAATGTAAAGATAAAATATGTAATTGCAACCCACCATATCAGTTTGAAATATATTATAATTATATAAATGACTCTCATATATATTCGTCATCTCCTCGAGAAACAAATCTTACATTAAATTCTAAAAATATTGAATCGTATGTTGTATTAAAACAAAATAATAAGATTAAGATGATTTTATATAATAATAATAATGATACGAGTACAAGTACAGATACTGATACAGTTAATAGTTTAATTTTACCATATTTGACTAAAGATAATACAAAAATATATTATAGTGATACAAAAGGAAAATTAATAGAAGGACAATATAATGATACAGTTGTTGTATCATTACCACCACCACCACCACCACCAGTGACACCAACACCACCAGTGACACCAACACCACCAGTGACACCAACACCACCAGTGACACCAACAGCAACAGTGACACCAACACCACCACCAACACCACCACCAACACCACCACCAACACCACCACCAACAGTGACACCACAAGTGACACGAATTTTACCAATCTTGAGAATTGTTATTGACAGTTTAGGAGTAAAAAAAGATATAGATAAAATTATTACATCTAATGGTGTTGATATTGCCCAATATATTAATTATTTATATGCACGATACACAGATGGACAAAGATATAGATTTAAATACACAGATGATACAACAAGTGTCACACCTATAGTTAGTTCTAAAACTTTTCGTTTCAAACAAAATTCGATTTATAATGAAATAGACGATTTTAAAACAAAAAATTCAGGTATTGCTAATTTTGAAAACAATTTATTTGTTTTATATATAGATGACGATCCTGCAATCAAAAGTGATGGACAAGTGAATAATCATATATCATTTGGAAAATATAAATTAAATACCAATACTGCATCATTTAAAAATTCCACCCCGAAAAATAATAATATCAATTTATTAACAGACAGTTACAATTTAGGAGACGATATTATTACATCTTGTAATTTTGGTATATTACAATTGGAAAAAGATAAGAAAGATGGAGGATTATTTGAAAATAAAAAATTATATGAAAATGTATTGAATATTATTAGAAAATTACAAGAGAATAATAAACATTTATTATTAATTACTGATTTTGATTGTACATTAACAAAAGTACATTTATATCACTCGTTGTATACTAACAATAAAGATTTTAAAATTACAGGTCTCTCTAATAATATTATACAAATCTCTAAAGATAGATATTTTGAAATATTAGATTCAACAAATAGTGCTGATGACGATGCCAAAAATAAAATAAAAGATTACTTCTTTACTAAAGATGGAGATAAATATATCGTACAAACATTTTTTCAAACAATAAAAGAGATTTATAAAGATACACCAACATCAACATAATTAGCAGGTGGTACCGCAAAGTGCTTAATTTAAGCTCCCTTTAAATTAAACACTTTTCGCTAGCGTGAGTGCTAAAATCTTAAGACCCTAGGGGGTCTTAAGATTGGCACTCTACGGTACCGTAAAGAAATTTGAATTTAAAACCGTTCAATTTTAAGAATTTTAAAATATAATTTATAATTTATATTTTAATAACTTTTGGAATATTTTTTGATATTTTATTATATATTGTATAATATAATATATGACTTATAATGATAAAGAAAATTATAAATTTGATTTTACAGAAGATGAACAGAAAATGTTAATTAATGCATATAATTCTAAAGGATTTACAATTTCTTTCGATAATAATAAAATATTTTCTTTTGGAAAAACTGACGAAAAACCTATTGAATTACAAACATGTTGTTATAATATTGAGTCGCATACGTCTAATGTTGCCTATATTTCGGATCCAAATAAAAAACTAAATATATTAAATTCTGAAATATATACAATAGAAGGAATATGTACAAAAATAAAAAATGATAGAGGTTATGATATACCTATTAAAGAAGCTGAAATATTTTTTAGACTCAAAACACATTCTAGCACTTCTAATTATACATACGTATCCTATACCTTTTTTTTTGACAATAGTGGAGGTTTTGTAAAAATTTCCAAAAAGTATGAACTAATAAAATGTCCAGACAATATAGGTAATCCAGATGACGCAACAGTATTAGAAAAACTAAAATTAGTTACACCAACACCAGCATCTGCAACATCGACAGCATCGACAGCATCGGCACCAACACCAGCATTGGCAGCATCGACACCAACGTCGACACCAACAAATAAATATTTATTATTATTTAATAATTTTGGTGAAAGTTGTGAAAAAAATGATACAAATTTAATATATAATCGAGATAAAGAACCTAAATCAATAGTATATGAAATTATACTTAAACCACAACATGAAATTAAAATAGTAAATAATGTTACGATTATTAAAAATAGTAACGAATACCAGTTTAAAGTTAATATGGGTGAAGAAAAACCTACAAAGTTATGGCTAGGAAAAAATACACCACATGACCCATTAATAACCACATATTATACAAATACAACAAATCCAGATGAATATATCTTTGAAAGTTATTTTAATTATAAATTTAATGTTCGATCAGATACTATTGCAATTCAACATTTAAAAAATTTAGAGTTATATATCGTAGTGCGAGATAAAGATAAAAAAATAAAAAATATATATTATTTTGAAAAATTAAATGAAAATAAAGAAATTATTAAATTATTACATTTAGACAAAGAACATGCAAGTAATACAAGTACTACTAATCTTCCATTATATATGGTTGCGAATAATGGGGAATTAATAGATGGAAGAAATAAATTAAATTTTGGTACGGCATCGGCATTGGCATCGGCATCGGCATCGGCACCAGCAACACCAAAAAAAAAAGTATTAAGTGATGCTGAGTACAAAGGGAAATGTATGAAATATGGTGAAAAAACTTATCTCATATCAAGTATAGAACAAAATGAAAAGAAGGTAAATATTACAGTAAATGAAATTAAAGGTAAAATGAAAATGGAAGAAGTATTTAAGTTTACCGTGAGTGATGAAAACTTTAGAAAAGATATAGAGAATAAATTTGTAAAAAAACAAAAATGTAAATTTATAAAATATAGTTTCACATCAGCTACAGTAGCTACATCGGCTACAGTGGGTACAGATGCTATACTAACACTAAACCCTACCGATTCTACTACATCTAGAAAAACACAAAAAGTATTTACAAAAGGAACCAAAATAACAAAAGACAACACCGAACATACGATTGATAATATTGAACGAGGTGAGGGGGATAATCCCCATACATTTACATTTACATACGATGATAATACTACAAAAGAAAACCTAACTTTAGAAGATATTAGTAAGTTCAATATATTAGAACCGGTAGCGGCAGCAGCAATGGCACCAGCACCAGAACCAGAAGCAGCAGCAGCACCAATGGCACCAACACCAATGGCACCAACACCAATGGCACCAGCACCAGCAACACCAGCACCAGCACCAACAACTAAAAAAAAAAAAGAAAAACCAAAACCATACGCTAGGATAGTTATTTATAGCACAGATGGATATTATGTAGACATTAATAATCTTATTCGTAAAGCAGGTATTACAGACCATATAGATTATCTATTTACAAAAGAAAAAATTGCAATAGAAAAAATTGCAATAGAAAAAGAAAATTTTGTAGGTTATAAATATACACACGCTGGTGAAAATCCAACCTTTATAAAGAGTACTACATACTCAAATGTAACAGATATATTAGAAACACAGTATGCAGATTTTAATTCATCTTACGATAGAAAAGGTAGGCTTATCAAATACATACATATTTGTAATGAATATTGCGAAAAAGAAAATAATAAATTTGAGTCAGGTCAATATATTGTTCCTTTATATGATGAGGAAACCCCAACGGATTTATTATTAGTAATTGATTTTAATACATTAACATCACATAATTTATACAAATCTTTATATAAAAAATATGATGACCAATCCGATTTATTTAATAATTTACCTATGAAAAATAAGCCAGTTGTAGGTCCTGAAGGAATAGAAAAATTTAATTCGATGTTATCTGATACTTATAATACTGATGAAATAATTAATTATTTTTTTACTGAAGACAAAATCAATTTTTTCAAAAATATTAGACAAATATATAAAATGGAAAATCCAACACCAAAAGCAGGTGGTGCAATAAAAGATAATAAAATAAAATTGTATAAATTTAAAAAACTAAAATTAAGAAAATAAATTAAGAAAATAATTATTGTTTCAATTCAAATTTCAAATCCAAATGTGTTTTTGTAGTGCAAACCTTAATTGCTGCATCTTGCATAACTTTTATTTGGTCTAATAATACATGATGAGTTGGATACTTTACGAATCTTACAGATTTTAATAATCTATAAGATTTACCGTTTGGAGAATTACTGTGTAAATTTACTAATGCTTTATATTCATATTCTGCATCACCTATTGATACGATATTATTACACTTTCTAAACTTCATATGTTTTATAATCTCTTCAAATGCTAATTTTTTCCAATCCATTGGATTCGATGACAAATGTTGATATGATCCTCTTGCAGATATAATTTCTATATCTAAATTCTTTTCTGTATTTCTTAATAATTGACTCGTTCTTGGTAATAAATTTGAAGATATATTTATCCAATTTAACATTGCGTTCGTAACAATCGCTACGTGTCCACATCTCAATAAAATTCGTAATAAGTGGTCTAGTTCTTTATCAACCATTGCGAAATATTTTACCGTAGATTGTGGTGTATTTTGTAGATTTTTAACATTTATCTCGTTTGTTGTTACCCATGTTGTAGGAAATAAAGTATCGTCCCAATCTAAAATTATTAACGTTTTGTTTCTATTTAAAATCATTTTAATATATATAATTTATAATAATAAATTAATATCTTTTATATGACATAATTTTTTCTTATAAAAATAAATTTTATTCTCAGATTCTAATATATAAATGAGTTTCTTAAAAACTTCAGGCATAATATCTGATCACCTCGATACTACTCCAGTTGCTGGAATCAGTTTTGGTAATCAACCATTCGGTATGAATGTTGGAATGCAACCTATTGGAATGAATGTTGGTATGACACCATTTGGACCAACTGGAATGGGTGTTGGGTTACGCGACACAATGGGTAATAATTTTGGTATGATAAATGGTAGAGGAATGGGTACTTTAGGAGGTTTTACTCCAGTTAGATTTAAGAATGGTTTAGGTAATTTAACAGTAACACACCCCGTTGGAATGCCAATCGCAACATCTCTCGATCCATTAAATCCATACAACACAATAGTATCAAATCCTTGGAATTCTCTTAGTTCAGATTTAGCAGCATTAGACCCAATTGTTAAAAAAGAATATAATGATAAAGGTGTCAATGTTATAATCGCTGGTAATAATTCAGTAGTAAATAAAGTTATTGAATGCCTTAACGCACATCTTACATCAGCATCCGCCGCACCCGCCACACCCGCCACACCAGCACCTGCTGCACCCGCCGCCGTACTTACTTTTCCACCAATGCCATCAATGTCTGCAACTACAACAGCATTGACACCAGTAGCAGCAACTACACCAGTAACAGCAACTACAACAGCACCAGCAGCATTGGCACCAGTAGCATTGGCACCAGCAGCATTGGCACCACCACCCGGAATATAATTAAAACACTTTACTTTCATATTCTGATTTAATTTTTTCAATATCGTCTCCACTTAATCTAATATGTGTGGAACGATGTGATTCATATGCTTTTTGTGTTACACTAATTTTTTTCTTTAATTTCGTATCAGTACATCCTCCATCTTTATATTCTTTATTTGTTTCACTCATCGTTTGATAATATTTTTGACATTCCTCACACTTTTCTTCCGCATATAAATATGAATGTAAATCCATAAATTCGTAATACTTTTCATCAATCAATTCCTTTGCAATATTCGGTAACAGTAAAATTGAACATAATTTATTACAAATTGGTTTAGTTGGTTTCAAATTAAAGTGAAGATTAATATCATTTTGCATCAAGTGTAACATTAGAAGATTAGGATCAGGAGAGACAGTAGAATCAAAAATATATGAATTATAATCACATCTTCCAGTAAAATACATTTGAAAACACCAAATTAATCCATCAACATATTTAGTATACACATCAAAATTATATTCATCTAATCTAGTTTTTTTAATAACATTTGGAGAAATATGTACACTAATAGATTTTATGATAGAAATTAGAAATTTAGAATTAATATCAAATCGTCCAGTAAGTTGGTCTTTATTTAATACCAATCCATTAGGATATTTTTTTAAATTTCTTGCATACGCTTCCCAAATTCTATCAACGGTTGTATATTTTATTTTTGGTAAATAATCATTACCATTTAATAGATTTAAAAATGCAAAATCATATTGTGGGGTATTACTTTTACCAAATTTATTAGTATGTGAGTCTATTAATTTATTTAGAGATAAGATTTTATTAGATTTTAATAAGACAAACATATTTTTATAAATTTTTGTTGCGGCTAAAATTAATAATACATCAGCGTCATTTGTCACTAATAAATGTTTAGAATTAGGATCCAAATCATTATGTTTATTAATTAGATATTTAATTTTAATTTCAGCTTCACCACTATCTAAATTGTTAATTAAAACTTTTACATTTAGACTTGATTCTAATTTTAATTTTAAATTATTTAAAACGATGTGTAATTCTGACATAAATTTGGAACCGGGTGTAAAATTTAATGTAGAATTTTTTAAATTTATTATTGAATTATTACACATCGTTCTCGCTTCTTGTAAACGACGAGATCTCTGCAATAATAATTTTGCGAGTGGTGCAGAACCATCACAACAAATATTAATAGTTTCTAATGCATGATGTTTCCCACATATATCCATAATCATCGTTTGAATCTTATGTATAGTCATATTTATAGTTGGAGAATTATATGTGCACATATGTAGTAAATAATTTAAATCAATGTAAATATGATTATAAAATAAATTCTCTGAACTTGGCGGAACATTTAAACTATTTGCATAATTTTCTGTAATCCATGAATAGAATCCGGTGATACCCATTTTAAATTAATTATTAGTAATTAATTTAAAGTATATTTAATAGATAAATTTATCAATTTTTATTTTTATTTTCATATTTTCATATTTTCATATTTTAATATTTTATATTTTTTTATCTTCTCATAATACAGATCCTATCATATTTATACATTGATATCTTTTATACCAATCTGATTTTTGCGATAAATAAAGGTGTAAACATAATGATACAATACCTAAACATGCAATACATAAAATAACTCCACCTGCTACTTTATAATTTAATGGTTTATATGAAATTAATCTAGGATCATTTTTATTATATTTTATTACAATCGTATCATTCACTTTATACGTGTCTTCATTTATAATTGTTGTAGTATTATAATCAACATTATTAACATTATATTTAATTTTTATCGTACAATTTATCATCTGATTAATTTTACCATTATTATTTACAATATTAGTATTTGAACATTCTGGCTTATCTGTAATTGTTGCAATCGTTTCCATATCATATTCGTCTTTTTGCATAAATGCAAATATTCCACTAGAACAAAAACATAAAATACAAATAACAAGAGTAATAGTTTGTAAAATAATTCCAAACTGACCACATTTTAATAAATTGTTATCTATTTTATCAACATCAATTCTCTCTGCAATTTTATCCATTTATATAATATAATAATAAAATTATTTATTTGCTCCATCTTTTGCTAATTTATCAACTATATCATTATTTTTTGATTCTTCATCTTGTTTACCAGTATGTGCACGAACATGTTGAAATTCTATTTTGGCTTTATGTGCAGTCATTAATTCATATATATCTTTAATAATATCTTGATTCATAACACTTTTACCAGTAGAACTTTTCCAACCATTTTTCTGCCATGTTTTAATCCAAATTGTTAAACTTTTTATTGAATATTCTGAGTCTGAATATATCTTAATTGGTAAATTAATATCCGCATCATTTACCCTTTTTATTGATTTATATATTGCATATAATTCTGCTCGTTGATTTGTTAATGGCTCATGTGTAAATTTTCTTGATATATCTTTAAATTCTTTATTCGGAAATAATACACCATAACCACACTTATTGACTTTAGCAATATATGATCCATCGGTGAAAATTACTATAGGATTTATCTTAGTAATCTTAGTTATTTTGTTCTGTTTGTTCTGATTGTTCTGATTGTTCTGATTGTTCTGTTTGTTCTGATTGTTCATTTTATTATTATAATATAAATAGTAAATTATAATAAATTAAATTTATTTCAACATTTTATTTTATGTAGTGTCTACATTTATGTAGTGTCTTCAATGTATTTTCTTATTTTTTCATTTTTAAGTTCTCCAACTAAAAAGTAAATTAATTTAGATGAACCAGGATATATTAATTTTTTCTTTAATATTTCACCAATGTTTTTATTTTCATCAATAAATGCAATAAATACTGTCCCATAGTTTTCTTCATCAACGTTAATATCAGTATTGTCAAACTCTATACCCATACATACATTCATAAATTTGTCATTTTTTGAAATCATTAAAGTAATCATAGGTAAAAAATTTGTCTTTTTAATATCTTCTTCAGTGATAAAATTACTTGATAAATAACAGTGAGTATTATCATTTAATTTAAAATCACCAAGTGATACTGTTGGTTTAGTTTCAAATAATCCCATAAATTCTAATTTAAAACGATTATCTGCCGTATGTTGAATTTGATAAACTTTTTGTAAATTTTTATTTGTGTTTTTTATATAATCATCAAGATTAATATCTTCATCATTATCAGAATTTGAATCTGAATCTGAATCTGAATCTGAAATATTTGCATGAGACATATATTAATAAGTAAAATAATTATATATTAAAAAAAAGAAAAATTAACGCTATTTTTAACGTTATTTTTAACGCTATTTTTAACATTAATTTAACATTAATTTAACATTAATTTTAATAATAAAAAAGTATTACAGATTTTTTAATTTTTTAAGTTCCATATATTTTTGTTTATATTTTAAGTATTTTTCTCTGTATGATGGTCCACGATTTGTTCTATCTTTTGGTCTTGCTCTATCTTTATCTTTATCTCTATTAACTACATTAACTACAATATTTTGTCCATCAATTGCATCATATGGTATATTGCCATTATATTTTTTCTTTAGAAAATTTGGAAGCGAATCATCTTTTTCTGCAACATATGATTTTTGTATTGTTCTTTGTGGTATATTATTTTTGTCATATTTAGCAAAATCGAATTTGGATTTATCTAACATTTCATATATTTTGTAATATTCAACAAGTGTATCATATGACACAACAGAAGTATCAGAAGAGACTTTTAACAAATCAATCGGATATATTAATACACGTTTCATATTAAATTTGTTTTGTAATCCCATATATTGGTCATATTCTTTTCCACATGGTAAATATATTGTTGTACCAATTTGTAAATTTGATTGAAATTCTTGTATTTTTTCAACATCCGCATCGTCTAAATCATATAATTCATTTAAATCATTTGTCAACCCATCATTTGTCACAATACTATCAAATTTACCACCCATTTGACTATATTTGTCATCACTATTTTGACTACTACCAGTATTAACACTGTAGCCTCTACTATCGTATTTATCGTCGTGTCTACTATTGCCGCTATCAACATTTCTACTATTAGTATTAACATTGTCACCATTGTCACCATTGTCACCAATGTCGTGACCAGATGTTGCTGAAGGGATTGGGTCTACAATTGGTTTATTAGGAGAAGCACCTGGGACGGATGGTATGAAATTTCTTGGATTCGATGGAACAATAGTTAGTATATCAACTGGGTTGTAATTATATACAGCAGAAATTTCATTAATATCTAATAAAAGATTAGAAATATAATTACTTGTGGCATTTAATACATTACTAATACATTTTACAGTATTTGTACTATTTTCATAATATGTTGGATTTTCATATTCAATATGTTTTACAACACCTGGAATATCATTGTATGAAGTTTGATTAATAAAGTTTGTACTAATTAGATTACCTAATATTCTACAACCAGTATTTTTACACATGTTATATATAATATTTATATATTCTTCAGTTTCATGTTTGAATATATTATCTTTTACATTAGTTCTAACAATTGGTAGAGCACATTTAGCATTAGTAACTCTAAGTAAATCAGCATCTCTTGATATAATAAATATTAAAGAACATATTCTTTGTTTAATGTTTACTGTATTACCATGTCCACCATAATGAATCATATAATAATTTTTAATACAATTTTTAAAATCTTCATTTTCTTCATCATCATTAAATAATTCATTAAATGGATAAGTATTGGCAATTTCCATAAAATTATCACCAGACCGTTCAGTATATTTATTGTAAGCATTATTAAAAGATGCATATTCTAGAGGAGTTAAATTTAATCCTGCGGGTAATCTTACACTATGACCAATTTCACTACCTCTACCAGATACAATAAATAAACCTGCAATTGTTGCTTTTAATATAAAAGTTGGTGATAAAATTTCTCTACATCCTGGAACCGAATCATATTTATATAAGTTTAATGCATTAATATAAATTAAAGTTGAAACTCTAATTGCATGTGATAAACTATGATTTGGGCGATTTATAGTTTGTAATGTACCAGTCGTATCTAAAAATTGTTGTGAAACTTCAGCAGTAAATTCACCGAGCGTATTTCCAAATCTATTAATTAATTTTGTTCCATCATCATATGGTTGTGAAAAGAATTTATTATATGCAAATTGTGCGGCATCTTTGAAAATGTGGGATTTTAAAATGTTATTATCATATGATTGTGAAATATAAGGATGCAATGATTGACTAAATGTTAATCTTGTTGGATCTAATCTTGTTGGATCTCTTGTTGGATCTCTTGTTGGATCTAATCTTGTTGGATCAAATGGATTTATTCCTAACAAATCTAATGTAATAAAATTAATATCATAATCTGTACCATCTAAATGAATTTTTGCAGTTTCAACATTTTGAATAACAAAACAACTATTTCTTTTAATTAATAATTCTTTTTCATGTGGTGCATAACTATATTTATTTAAAAACATCCAATTTCTATTATTTTTATTAATTCTAATTCTAAATATTGTTTTAAATTCTCTATTTGTACTAAATAATGTTAATAAATTAACATTTTGATTTAATGTTGTAGATACATATTTAGGAAATATAAACATATCACCCGGTGATGCATTAGATATACCATTAATATTTGTTGCAGGATTTAATGAATACGTTAACATATCTTGAAATGTATATACGGTAAACATGTCATTAATTTTATCAAATATTTCAGTGTATAGTCTAATAGTATTATGGAAAGATTCATACGCCAAATCAATATTTTCACATACAGTATTATATTCTTCAATATTATAATTATATTCATTATATGGTTCTAATCTTTTAATGGTACCATTTGATAAATTAAATGATTTATTACTAATAATACGATTGTATGGTGTAATTACATTTGTTGCAATTCCATTTGCAATATTTATACAATAAGTATTTAATGATTGATATAAATTACTAGTGTAATCATAAATATGAAAATTATTTGCACTGTCTGAAAAGAATGCAGCTAATTCAATATATTCTGTAATAATATTTTTTAAAGAATAATTTTCAGGCAGATAAATATTATCAATAAAAAATTTATAATGACCAACATTATTTAGTACTGTTCCTGGTTGAGTACTCATAATATGTTCGCATCTCTGTGTATTATTGTTATAATAACTTTTATAATTTGTAAAAATTTTATTCATTATATTAGATATTTTACGGTCAACATTCGGTGAAACACCAGGAATTAACTCTTCTTTTACATTATTTATTAATATTTCAATTGGAAATTTTTCAATAATTTCTTGTGTACGAATATTATTAGCAAAATCTCTTTGATGTATGATTTGAGTTAATACATTTGCAATTCTTTCTTCAAGGTTGTTTCGAGTTGTACTAGGATCATTAAATGGATTATGATTACTAAGAAAACTACAATTAAATAAGTTAGGTTTTAACATTTTTTTAATTTTATTCATATTTTTTTTAGTTTTCTTAGTAATCATAAATAAATAATTAATTAAATTTAACATCATAGTTGGGTAATCAATATATTTAATACCATATGTACTATATAATGAATTATTTGTATTATTTGTTCCAAAAAGTTTATATCCTAAATTAGTATTTTTAGTAATAGTTTCTTTTAACACATCGGCGAATGGTAAATAAATAATATTAGATACCGATTTTACGTCGAATACTTGATTAGATTTAAATCCATTAATTTTAACTTCTGTATTTTGTACAAATCCCCTAATTGGAGGAGAAATTTGAACTGTAATTTTTTCTTCTGGTGTTAAATCATCAACATTTTTTATTATTCCACCTTGGTAATTAGTATAAATTAATGGTATATCTCTACCTGTAGATTGTCTATAAAATAAATCTTTTCTTAAACATAATTTAAGAAATAATCCATATTTAAAAGTCGTTCCAATATTACCACGTGTTCCTCTAAAGAATATATCATTTTCTGGTAACATTCCGCCATATGATTTGTCATTATTTTTATTTTGTATATAATTGTCTTCATCTTCTGGAGATACAATATTATTTAATAACAATATCGTAAATATTTGTTTTCTAATAAATATAGTCCATGGATTATTAATTAAATTATTAATACCATCTACTTTATTTGTTATTTTTTTACAAAAATTTGTTAAAGAATCACCTTTATATCTTTTATCATTTATATCATAACCATCAACATGAATATCAAAATCAAAAGATTTTTTCAAATATTTATTATTAATCGCATTATTTAATGATTTACCGCCACAAACATAATAATTAAATGTTCGGTCATTGGTGTATCCACTCATTTTATTTTTAACAAGTAAATCAACAATATCTAATAATAAAAATTCAACATATTCTATAAATTCTAAAAAAGTAAGGTCGGTATATGTACCAAAATAATTGACATCTTTGCACATTATATCACCTTGAAATAATGGTAAATCAAATACTGAAATTAATTCATCGGAATTACTATATTCATAATTCTCTGCATTCTCTGACATATTAATATATTATGTATTGAATAAATAAATAAATAAATTAATAAATAAATTAATTAATATATTTTATAAAATATTTATCATATAATACTTTTTGAAAAGATAATATTGGAATTTTTTCAGGGATTACATTACTTTTAATAATTGGTTTAGGTTTATCAATTAATCTTTTTACTTTAATATTCTCTGTATCTATATCTTCTGAAAAAAATATTCTAATATTAGAAAAACATATTTGTTCTGATATTTGCATTAACTTTATTAATGTTGTAAGAATATATGGATTAATTAAAACTAATTTAGAATTTTTATCAATTTCTTTATTAGTTGGGATTCTATTCTCATTTTTAAGAATATCTTTAGTTTTTTTAATAATTTCTTCCTGCAACATAGTCGAGTATCCAATATTTATAGAAAATATATCTTTTTGTTCCATAAAATATATTAATTTACAAAAATAACAATAATTATTTTTAGAAATTTCAAAATATCTAGGATAGGATAATTTACAATTAAAACAGTTTTGCATATATATAAATACTATTATTAATAATATATATATAAATATTTTAATTATCAACTTTTTATATATATGTCCATAACGCTTAATATAAAAAGAATCAGAAATAAATATGATTTAAATTTAAATTCAATAGTAGAAACGTCACCATCATCTATATTCTATGATGGATTTAAATTGAATACAATAGATAACTGTAATGTTATAATTGAGGTTATACCATTAAAGTTTAATATTAACAAAAGTTTTCTTGATAAAATTAAAGAAAATAAATATATTATTAACTGTATTGATATAATTTATGATTTTAACAATATATATATTATTTATGAAAATTATAAAATATATAATAAACTAAATATAACAAATATAACAACTAATATTTGTTTTAATAATTTTTTTAATCAATTTAGAGATTTAATTATATTTTTAATAGATAATAATTTTGATATTGAACCAATACAATTATCTGATATATATATTAAAAATGATAATATATATGTTATGATAAAACAAATTAAAAAAAATAATAAAATAATTAAAACAGGTAGTCCAATATATTCACCTCCTGAAATATTTAATCAAAAAAATTTATATTTATATGATAAATTAATTTGGAATTTTGGAATATTGATATATGAAATAATATACAAAGAAACACCATACAAATTATGTAAAGATATTAACCAAATTAAATTTAGTATGAAAAACTTAACTTTTGATGATAATGATATATTAAAATTGTTTCTTTCATATGATATTACTAATCGAATTATATATAAAGATTTTATATCTCTTGATATTTCTAAATTTAATATATTTAATTTTTCAAATGATAAAATTAAAATTAATGATAATAATAATAATGATAATAATAATAATAATAATAATGATAATAATAATAATAATAATAATAATGATAATAATAATGATAATGATAATGATATAACGATTGATGAAAATAAAGACGGTACATTTTTTATTATGGAAGATTAATAATGTGTTAAAACATATATAAATAAATCTTTATTAATATTACTAATGGAAAAAATAGAAAGAGAAAGAACTAAAAAAACTAAACAAGTTTTAGTAACTCAAAATATTACCGCATGTAAATTAGGTTTATATTCTCAATGTGCAATTGCTCGTGCATTAAAAACATCTTTTATTAATAACTTCAATCCAGGCGATGTACAAAATATTTGTGATGTATTAGTAGTTAATCAACACGCACTTGATGTAGCTATTGAATTTTGCGAGAAAGGTATAAGTGCACCTTATAAAGATGGTTGGATGAATCCTGTTACAATGTGTGCGGTAAATCGGGCGGATTTTGTCGGAACAAATTTTAATCAATCAGAAGGTATAACCGATGATATTTATAATATTAGAACAAATTATAATATGATAGTTTCACAAGGTAATCCATTCCCAATAAAAGATAAAGAGTGTGTATATAATAAATTTGTAACCGTTATACGTGATAAAAATTTTCAACCTATTCCATTACCTTTGACATATAGATTTGGTGTTATTACAACTAGTGTAGAAAATAAACCAACGCTGATTGATGAAACAAAAATGTCTTCATCTAGTTTTTTGAATACAATGAGTACTTTAGAAACATTATTTCAAACTGCAATATATTATGGTCATAATATTTTATTATTGACTCCAATCGGACAAACAAATGATGAGGTTCCTCAAGAAGATGTGATTAAAATTTATAATAGTTTGATTTTTAAATATCAACATAAATTTAAATATATTATTGTTTGTGTACCAGAATGGGATGGTATTGAATTATTCAATATGTATGATAAATTTATTGTACAACCACAAAAATTATGCGAAGAAACTGAAGAAGTTAATTTTACAATGAAAGTTAAGAATAATAAATCGACTACTAAAACTAAGAGAGAAAGAGATTAAATTTTATTAAATTAATTATATATTGAATTAATTTAATTTTATAAAGAAACTAATCTAAATACGTATTTGAAGTAATGCTACCGCGTTTTGAGTTATTGTGGGAGAACCACCGGTTTGATTGCCTGGTGGTGGAACAAAGTTATCAAAAGCATTTACGTTTGCTGCAGTAAGATGCATTGGAACATTTTGTGTAAGTGGTGCAGTTGGTGCTGGTGCTGGTACTGGTGCTGGTGCTGGTGCTGGTGCTGGTGCTGGTGCTGGTACTGGTGCTGGTGCTGGTGCTGGTGCTGGTACTGGTACTGGTAGAACTTGAACTGATCCTCTTGGTGCAAGTGGTGCCATTGCTGCTGGTGGTGGTAGAACTTGTACTGGTACTGGTAGAACTTGAACTGATCCTCTTGGTGCAAGTGGTGCCATTGCTGTTGGTGCCATTGCTGCTGGTGGTGGTGGAACTCTTGCTGCTGGTGCCATTGCTGCTGGTGGTGGTGGAACTCTTGCTGCTGGTGCTCTTGATGCAACTGATCTTTGTGTCGAACCTGTTAGTGTCGAACCTGTTAGTGTCGAACCTGTTAGTGTCGAACCTGTTAGTGTCGAACCTGTTAGTGTCGAACCTGTTAGTGTCGGTACTGAACCTGTTACTGTCGAACCTGTCTCAGAGTAAATACCTGTAGATTCTGGCCATTCGTCTGCTGTTGCCCAATATCTTGATTGTCCCGATTGTCCTGATTGTCCCGATTGTCCCGATTGTCCTGATTGTCCCGATTGTCCTGATTGTCCTGATTGTCCTACATTAGTACGGTTGGCAAGTGTTTCTTGTAATTTTTTTGCCATTCCTGTTAATGTAACAACTGGTGCCATTGCTGCTGATGCCATTGCTGGTGGTGGTGGAACTCTTGCTGCTGATGCCATTGCTGCTGGTGGTGGTGGTGGAACTCTTGCTGCTGATGACATTGCTGCTGGTGGAACTCTTGCTGCTGATGCCATTGCTGGTGGTGGTGGTGGAACTCTTGCTGCTGGTGCCATTGCTGCTGGTGGTGGTGGTGGAACTCTTGCTGCTGATGACATTGCTGCTGGTGCCATTGCTCTTGATGCAAGTGATGCAACTGATCTTTGTGTCGAACCTGTTAGTGTCGAACCTGTCTCAGAGTAAATACTTGTAGATTCTGGCCATTCGTCTGCTGTTGCCCAATATCTTGATTGTCCGGATTGTCCGGATTGTCCCGATTGTCCTGATTGTCCTGATTGTCCTGATTGTCCTGATTGTCCCGATTGTCCTACATTAGTACGGTTGGCAAGTGCTTCTTGTAATTTTTTTGCCATTCCTGTTAATGTAGACGATACTGCTGCAATTGGTCCAACTGGTGCAGGTGGTGCCATTGGTGATGCAACTCTTGATGCAACTCTTGATGCAACTCTTGATGCAACTCTTGATGCAGATGGTGCCATTGGTGTCATTGGTGGTGGTGGTGGTGATGCCATTGCTGCTAATCCCATTAATGGTATTGCAGATGGTGGCATTATTGGTGCAACTCTTGATGCAACTCTTGATACAGATGGTGCCATTGATGGTGCCATTGATGGTGTCATTGGTGGTGGTGGTGGTGGTGCCATTGATATAGCTCTTGGTGTAGCTCTTGCGGCAGATGGTGTGTTTGCTGCATCCGATTCTCTTATATATCTTTCGAAATCTTCCTTAAGTTCATCACTTTGCACATATCGTAATAATTCGTCTAATAATGGGTTTGACATTTATAATAAAATATATATAGATATTTATTATAAATTATTTTAATAATCTATATTCAAAATTGGAAAAATTAATATGATCAAAATTATATTTTTTATTTTCATAATAAAAAACTATATTAAAATCTCTCCCCTCTACTCTATATTTAATAATTTTAGATACATCTCTTCCTGCTAAAGTAACAATATCATCGTCGTTATTGGGGCGACCAAAATGTATAGTATCAATGTATTCTAATTGAAATTTTGTGCATTCATAAATAATGTAATCATATTCAACAGATAATAAAATTTTATTATTAGGATTAAGCTTATCAACAAAAGTCAAAAATTTTTCCATTATATAATTAATATTATAATTAATTTTATTAATATTATTTTAATTACATTACATTAAATACGTTAAATACGTTAAATACGTTGGTCAATTTGACATGTAAAATAATGAAGTAACCCTATTAAAACAACATTTGAACCATACATTAACATATTGTTTACATTTAATTGAATTTGATTAACATATAATGAATAAAATAAATATATCATTGTTACTGCAAATAATGAATATATAATAGATGATTTTATATTGTCACATGATGTATAACATTGATTAAAATAATCCATAGATGTACAAATTACAAATAAAACACATACAAAAAAGATTATGTTAACTATATTAATATTTGATTTTTTGATATTATCAATACCAATCCAAAATAAAATTATTACTGCCATAACAACTGATGTTAAAATCCCTATACTAATAGAACGATTAATATCGCATACCATTTTATAATATAATATTATAATATTATAATATATAATATAATATATTATAATCTAATTCTTGCAGCAATTATAGGAATACCAATAGCTTCATCAGAATATATATTAGGTATCCATGTATTATCGCTAATTAAAGTTGTTCCCATTTCTTTTCGTAAAATGCTAAATATTGATTGGTCGTGTCGATGAGCTTTAAAACTTTCGTCGTTCTTATATTTAGATGGGAAATCATCAATTAAATTATATTTTTGACAAGAATCATAATATAAATTTATTAATTGTTTCGTTCTATCACACTTTCTAATTAAAAATATACCTCCAACTAATTGACCAGAATTTAACATAGAATTCTTATTTGCATTTAATTCTTTTAATGTTTCCATTTTAGTATATGACTTTTCTAAAAAATCCATAGAAAATGCAATATTTCCAGATGGTATGGTTTTACATAATTCAATATATGTATCTAATCTATTTTTTGCAATCAAGTTATTAGATAAAATACTTCCACAATCCGCATATATTAATATGGAATCATCTTGCATTAATTCAAAAGTTTTTTTTATAAAATATGATTTCCATATCCAAAAACCATACCCTTTATTATTTTTCATAAATCTCTCATGTTCTTTTAAAAATTCATTATCAAAATCATTCTCATTATATATAATTATTCTATCAAACATATTCATATCTTCTGCTTCTTTTCTAATTCTAATTAAACTTTGTGCATAATTATGTGTGGTACCAAAACTTATAAAAAAAATCTTCATATTAATAATTTATATAATATGTGTGTAATATATAAATATATTTTTCTCGAATTATTTAATTACTAATTACAAATTACTAATTACAAATTTAATTATTTTTTAATTCAGCATATAATCCCAAATGGTCGGAACCTGGTTGTAATTCTTTCTTTTCATTTAATGGTGTAACTTGTGTAATATATACTGGTTCGTCTAATGAATCTAAAATATGGTCAATATTTTTACCTTTTAAATATTTTAATAAAGAATTATTTTTATACATGTGTGTTGAATATACACAACATGTCATTTTTTTACGTTGTGTTATCATATTTTTACCACAAAATTCAATATTATTACCTATCTCTTGATTAAAATCGCCACCTAATATAATTCGGTATGATTCCATTTCTTTTGGTGATTTTACTTTATATATATTTTTCTCTATCTTTTTTAAATCTCTTTTGAATTGTTCATCATGTCCCATATGAACACTAATTAAACATATCATATTTTTAAGAAAAACTACTAAATATGGTCTACCTTTTTCAAATTCACTAGCAAATGTACTTTCTACTTCATATTTTTTATTAACAAGCATTAATTGTACTTCTTTATCTGCAACCGTTTTTATTATCTGAAAATCTTTTTTTAAATCTTTTAATATTACTTTTTCATTAGATACTTCTTGAAGAAATATAAAATCTAACGGTAATTGATTTTGAATTAGATTATTTATATTAGATGAACATAAATTTTTTTCTTTACATTCTTTTATGGGTGCTTTTGGATTAGATTCCATATTATGCCAACTTAAATTATATGTTAATATTTTTAGATTATCTTTCTTAATCTCTTTAATATCGTCCGTATCAGGATCAACTAAAAATAATTCTAAATTAGAATTAATTAGATTCTTCTTTCTTTCAATATTTATTTCATGAATATTATATATGGAATCATCATAAAATTTATCTATTCCTATTTCTTTTATTATCTGACTCTTAAGAATATTTTTCTTACCTAAATCTGTAATAATATTATTTCTATCTATTAATGGTGAAATAAATAATTTATCTAAAGTTTCTATTACATCTTGTCTATTACCTCTAGATATTATAAAAATTTCATGTTTTTCATTTATTTCATTTCTTATTTTGTCTAGTATTAAATAAAACTCTTTTAAATTATTATCTTTCATAAAATTTCTCTCTCCTAATCCATCTTGTTCGGAAACATTTTTATGAAAGACTCCATCAAAATCATATCCAATTTTCATATAATATTAATAAATATATTATATAAAAAAATTAAAATACTAATTCCACTTATTTGTTGCCTTCTTTGGCTTATTCTTCTTATACTTTACATTAACATTTATAATTACACTATTAGGATTAGGCCTCCCATCTTCGTTATGTTCGTTATTCTTATCTTCGTTCTTCTGTTGTTGAAAACGATAATAGGCAGACATGTGCTTATTGGGGTCGTTTATCAATGATGAAAATGATTCTTTTTGAATTCCATCAGGTTCATTCTTATTCGTATAATATACTTTGCGAATTGTGTAAAGACTAGAGTAATTTATCATGCGTTGAATACAATTTGAACAGGGCTTACTATTACCACCATTGGTGCGAATTACAAGAATATTTACAGAGAGCCTCCCCCGAATCCCCATATGCTTCCGAACAGAATTCAACTTCCTAAATGCCATTGCCTCTGCGTGTTCCGTAGTCATGTCTCCATTACTATAAGTATTGTAGCCGTACGCAAGTGGTGCACCGTTCAGATTCATGATGACACAAAAATGTTCAAATGTTTGAAAGATCTTATTATCCTTACTAGTATTAGAGGGCATAAAAGACTGACGCTTTTCAATTAGAAGAGGATATAGATGTTGAATATGACTGTTCATACTTAATATATAATATATAATATATAGTATATTAAGCTATAAATATATATGACAATTAATAATTCAATTTTTTTTATGTTAGTTTATAAAGTAATAATAGTCATGTGATACTTTACAGTAGTCTTTTGGTTCATATCCAAATATGTTCTGTTTATTATGTATTGCCATACCTATACACATTTCATTTAAACATATATAATGTTCACAACTATTGCCAAATTTATCAACTAAAAGTAATTCAGCCCCTATGCTTTTTAATAAATAAAATACGTCTTCTGCAACATTAATACAACTTACAATAAGTGGTGTTTCTTCATTATTATTTTTTTCATTCAATAAATGCATTGAATCATATATTATCATTTTAATTAATTTATTATTAATATTCGATTTTGATAATATATGTATAATATTATTACCATCATTATCTTTGTCGTCAAATAATTTATGTAAATTCTTCTCTTTTATTATTTTTATTAATATTTCTAATATATCCGTATCTTTCTCAGCAAGATATAACAAAGGTGTTTGACCATCATTATTTTTTTTAAATAATATTGATTCATCCAAAGTTATTAATAATCTTATCATATCTTCAACATTTGATGGTTTTTCACTCATTTCAATTTGATGTAAAATTGTTGAATTATTTGAATCAACGGTATTAATAATTGTAGAATCAATTTTAAATAAATAATAAAATGATTTTATTAAACATTTTTTAACTATTTTATCTAAAAAATTCATTGCAATATTTATATCAAATTTTATTAAATTAATATAATTTAATTGTTGGGATAGTAATATTATTTTGTAAATATTATAATCACTAAAATATTTCTTCTTAATTCCTTCTTGTATTATCTTTTTGGGGTTATACTCTCCTATAGTATTATATATAACACTTGCAGGTTTTTTATATATCATTTTTATATAAGAATAAAAGTCATCTTGAAAATCATTTTTAATATAATAATTTAATATTGATATATTTAACTCTTCTAATGATGAAAATGCTTCTATTGATTGACGTAATTTTTTGTAATCCGGTGTTAATAATATCTCATATAATTCCGTATCATATTTATCTAATTTTATTAATTCTGCATAGAATCCAGGGTTTCTCTTAAATTGTACATGCTTTAATAATTCTAATATCATTAATTTTAATTGTCCTTGTATTATTGAACATTCTTCTTTGATATATAATTGTAATGCATATTCTATACATGTTAAATTGTCTCTAATTTTATTTAAATCATATGTTGTAATGTGAGTAAGTGCTCTATAATCTTTCTTATTTATTATATCATATATATCATTCTTGTGTTCTGGTATGGGATGCAATAAATCAAATATATCTAATTCAGTCTTAAATACAGGGTCTAGATAATTTAGATTCATATATTTTAGTTTTAAATTATATTCCATAATAAACATAGGTGATGCATATATCCTATCTTGAAATAAACCAAATCTTTTTAAATATGGACCATTTAATATAATTTCTGATGGTGATGAAAAAGGATATTTAAATAAATTTATTACATAATCTTTATTTTTTTTATAATACATTGTTTCTGTCTCTTCATATGTTTCAATATCTAATATGATATTTTTCCAACTAACAATATCACATGCCGAAATAAATAATTCTTTTCTATATTCTTCTTTATCTATTAATATAGAACGTATCATACTACCTGTAAAAACTAATTTATCTTTTATTTTCAATATATTTTCATCTAATATTTCATTTAATGCAAAATCTATCTTTTTATGAATAATTACATTACAAAAATCATCTTTAATTTCATATAATAATCCCATCTTATTTTCACTTAAAATATCTGTATCGTCGTTATTCTGATATATTTCAGTAATTTTATCCTCCATTTCTTTTATTATTTTGTATTCTTTGCTGATTTTATTATTTTTTATAATTTTTTCTATATTTATTGAAATATTTTGTAGACTCATTAATATCTTTAATAAATAAAATTATATATCGTTAAAAACTCAAATTTTGCAATTTGGAAAAAGAACATTTCTTTTATTTTCTTTATCCCCTTCAAAATTATTAAATTTCTGATTATTTTTAATTGGATTTGCAATGATTGGACACTTTGAATATTCAATGTTGTTTACTATTTCTATTTGAAATGGAAAATTACAAGTAAATGTAATTATTTCATCTGCAATATTATTTTTAATTGCTTCTGTAGATGTTGACCACCATTCATTAAGAATTTTTTTTGTAAAATCTTCTACTGAAATACCAATTTTTTCTGCTTGTAATGTATTAAGTTCATTTTCAATTGAATTGATATGTAATGTTTGAGAATTTATTTTATGTAATTCTCCAGATAATCCATTATTTAATGAAATTTGATGTTGCATTAAAATAGAATATGGTAGAACATAACGATTCGTACATTGTTGCATAATTACAAATGCCATCGAAATTGCTGTATTTGATATACAATTAATTTCTTTACCTTGATATTGTAAGGTTTTCATATAATTCATTAGTTGTAATCCTGCTAATACATCACCTCCATCAGAATGAATAAAAATATGTATTTTGTTGTTATATTGACTAATTTCCATTAATCGTGTAATAGCATGATTAATTGTATGTGAATTAATCGGACCACGTAAACTTGCAAAATTGTTATCAGTTAGATCAATTTGTTTTATATTAAATTGAGCATTAACTACAACAAATAGTGATAATATATATATGTAAATCATGATTATAATATTAAAGATAAGTAATAATTATATATTCATTTTTACAATTTAATATAAATAAATTTCAATTTTTAATATCTAATAATATAAATGTTCATATCCACTTTTAGATTTATAGTTGCACAGAGTTGAGAGTCCTACAATAATTGTTCCGAGTGTTTCAATAATATATACAACACATAAGATGATATATGATTTAATTAAATATGAGTCATTGTTCGTATAAAATTCATAACAATCTGTGTAATTGTCATGTAGTTTTACCGCTGATAGAATTAATCCAGTAATACTAATTGTATAAAATACAAACATTACAAAATTAATAACCTTTCGTAATATCGACTTTTCATCTTCATATGTTTTACAATATGTAATAATTTGAATCAATGAAAATAAAATTCGCACTACAAGACAGAAATACATTAAATTATAAAGATTAAAATTATAAGATGAAATGGTACCATTACAAAAAGCAGGAGCTAATTGTTTTGTCGTATCATATTTAATTAGAAAACCTAATGATACAGTCGATGCAAATCCAATGAGTATTGTCCAAGTAATATAAAAATTATAAAAGGATACCATATGGTTAATTAAGATAGAGATAATTAAGATATAAATAAATAATATAATTAATAAGTAAATAAATCAATTTTTATTCTACTTAATCTTTGGCAGGTCAAGTGGTCCAAGTTGTAGCTTACGTCCAACTGCTTGAACCTTTTCGCGATTACCTGGAAGAGTAAGTACAAACTTTCCATTCTCCATTTGTTGGATTTCAATTTGAGTAATTTGAGGTTTGGGAATTGCTAGTGCAAGTTCGCGTTGAGTCTTAAAACCCTTCTCAATACGACCCTTTGCAATAAGTTGAGCAACCGTAAGAGGAATTGTAGGAGAAGCATAGGTCTCTCCACTTTCTGCAAGACGCTCAATCTTTGTCGCATTTTTAACTGCACCAGTTTGTGCATTCTTAGATGCAGTCGTCTTTGAATCAATATCTTCCGTAGACTTAATTACCTTCTTGGTAATAACGGGGTTCGGTGAACGAAGAACAATAGTAGGGCAATGGTTAGACATTATTATATATGATTTTATATAATAATTATTTAGTTTTCTATGTATTTATATTTTCAATTTTTTCATTAAATTCGTAAGGATAATGCTAATATTGAGTATGTTGTCATATATGGTATAGTCTTATATGGAGTAATTTTTAATTCTTTTGCATTAATTAAAATGTACATATCAGTAATAGTATCAACATTAATTTTATTTTTATCCGAATCTGTTAATTCTTGTAAATGTAATGGTTTACCTACTTCATAATAGTGAGTATAATTTTTAATACATGGATGTAAACTCTTACATATGACTAAAATTTTTTCATTATCTGTTGCAATATATATCTTCTTATCTAAATTATTTTTTATATATTCTGTAACCCATGAACATGAACTATTTTTATTATCTGTATGTCTTATATGCATTGCATTATATTCACCTAAATCTTTTATTTTCTTATCTATTTCTAATTTTAAAGTTGGTTGTAATTCTAAATTTAACCATAAATCTTTTATATGTTCATAACCCAACCAATTATACGATAATACATATACTGAATGTATCGGTGTAAGTATTATATCTACATTTAATGATTTTATTATTGGATTAAATATGTCTCCATATAAATTAGCCGAATCAATTGTTGGAATTGTTTCAATTAGTGGTTTACATAAATTATTTTTATTAAATATGGGTGGATATATTGGAAAATTATTATTTTCAATAAGTATTTTAAATTCAGAATATGGTAAATATGTAATATTATTTATTTTAAAATAATTTTCGAATCCTAATTTCCATTCTGGATGTTCCCAATCAATTACTAATATCGCATTATGTTTTTTAGCTAAATAATATGTAAATGACAATATACTCATCATGTTACCAAATCCATTACACCCTTTAACAAGTATAAACATTTATTAATATTTACTTATATTTTTATTTTTTAATATCTTTTAATATCTTTTATCGTTAATATATGTTTTGTAATAAAATACATAATAGATAAAACATGTTACGACGGTGAACATAAAATAATATGGTGAAAATCTCTTTTTATCAATTATATAATAAATAAACCCTTGAAATAACGATGTTGCAGTTGATAATAAAAGTAAATTTACTTGGTTGTTACTTAAATTAAATATTGATTTCATTTGATCTTTAATCATTGTACTATAATATATAGAGATAATAAGATTTATTCTATATTGGTTAATGGATATTATTGGTTAATGGATATTATTGGTTAATGGATATTATTGGTTAATGTATATTATTGGTTAATGTATATTATTGGTTAATGGATATTATTATAAATTAAAACTTTTTATCATATATATTATATATACGATAATGAATTCTGATAAAATAAAATTAGATGATAGTAAAACAAATGGATTAATTACAAAAATTTGGGGTCCTCATTTTTGGGAGACTTTACATATTATTAGTTTTGGATATCCATTAGAACCAACAGAAGAACATAAAAAAAATTACAAAGATTTTTATGTTGCAGTAAAAAATGTTTTGCCTTGTAAATATTGTAGAGAATCATATGCTAAATTTGTTTTAGAAGATGCAGCGACTAAATTATCGGAGGATGATTTAGTATCAAGAGAAAGTTTAACAAAATGGGTTTACAAACTTCATAATAGAGTTAATACAAAAATTGGTATGGATTACAGAGTTACTTATGATGACATTATTCAAAAGTATGAATCAATGAGAGCAATATGTGTACCTAAAGCAAAATCATGTAGTATGCCTCTTGATTTAAAAGCAAAATCTTATCACATGGCAGAGATTAAACATGCACCGGTCATGAAAGAAGAATATTTTGATAAAATTAAAATATATGCAAAAATGAGAGGGGTAGAATTTCAAGACTCTATTAAAAAATTAAATGAATTAACAAGAAATGAAGAATATTGGTTATTACGAGATAAATATTGTTGGGGTATAATTAATAAAATGAGAAAAGATGGTACACCAAGTGTTGAATTAGATGGGGAATTTAAAAACTTACCAACTATTATGGAATTAAAATTAATGAAAATGATGTCAACTAACATATGTTGTGAAGAAATAAATAAAATTTGTGAAAAAATTAATGAATTATTTCTTAAATAATTTAATGTGTGATTTCATATTCAACATTTTATCAAATTTAAAATTCTCACAATTACACATTGGACAACGGTTATTAGATCGTAGCCACTTTTTAATACAATTTTGATGAAATGCATGTGAGCACTCATAACGCGAAACACTACTTTCTTGTACTTTTTTAATTATTGAAGATTTATATAATGATTTTTCACAATAGCCACAATTACTATTTTCACAATCGTAATTCCAGTCAGCAACTAAATCAATAGATTTTATTTCAAAGGGAACAATACTCATTTTTTATTATTATTATATTTATTATTTATTATATTACAATCTTAAAATATCAATTTTTTTAATATTTCATCAAACAGTTTCTTAAATGTTTCTATTTTCAATACTGTTTTATCTAATTTTTTTAAATAATTATATGCTTTCTCTATATTGACAAGTGTAATAACTGTTGTCGCATCTTCTAATGTTGTATAATATAGAGGATAGTGTTCACCTAATATTTCCACAATTGCTGGAAGTTTATTTACTACTATTGGTGTATTTCTTACTATACATTCTATAATAGTATTTACGGCACTTGCTCCAACTAATTTTATAAATACAATATTTGAACTTAATAAAATATCATATTCGTCATTACTTAAGTGTTGTATAATCTCTACATCTGGTAAGACATCTGGTAAGACAAATAATTGTCTATCTTTATTATCACGAGATATACAATTAATCTTTTCTAATTCTAACAATTCCATATTTAAATTGGTATTTAAATTATAATATCCTTCCATTTTTTTACCTATTAATACTGTTTTTACTAAATTTATAGTTTTATCATCTAATTTCAATTTAAATATCCCTTCTATGTCTCTCATCCATGCTCCTATCTGAATAATCTTCTTATTTTGATTCTTTTTAAACAATGATAAATTAAATAATAAATTATTCGGAACAAATTCCGTTGGATGATATATTTGAAACACTGGTGTTATATATGATTTTTTTATTAATATTTCCTTCAATTTTGATTCTAAATCTTTAGATAAAACTATTAATCCTTTACACATTTTTAATGAATCTACAAAATTTTTATTTTCAAATAAATTTAATGTATTATATTCAGAATACGCCACATCTGTTGTATGATGAATAAATCCTATCCATGGCTTTGTATATGGAATTACTTTAAGTTGTGAAAATATTTTATTATTCCAATGAAATGTTCTATCAACATAAAAATCACATATTATTCCATTTTGATGTTGTTTATCTTGTAAATTATTTAAAACATACGACCAACCTGCTCTATGTAATCCTTCATACTCAAATTGATTAATATAATTCATATTTATTGTTTCAGATATTATTTCTTGTTTTGTAGAAAATTTATTTAATATTTCATTTGCTGTATTATAAAAATGAATGCAATTTGATGCAATTAAATCATCTATTAACCATTTAATATCTCCTTCTAATTTTTTTATACCTATGTGTATTTTTTGACGAAGACCGTAAAAGTATTTTGTATTAATATTTCGCATTAAAGTAAATATAATTAAGTTTGTATTATAGTCATCATCGTGTGATGAATAGTTCTTATTATAAACTTGTAATACATAATCAATAATTTTTTTGCAATCAATATTGTCTATATAAAATGGTATACAATCTCTCTTATTATTATAATTTTTATAATTTGTATAAACATCTATTGCTTTTTTATGAGAATCTTTATAAATTAATTTTAATTTTTTCTTAATTTGTTTTAAATTCTTCTCAAGATAATTTATATATTCTGTACTATCTTTTAATTCAAAAGTTAAATTATTTAATTCAAAATCTTTTAATAAGTTCTTAACTTTTGGTGTATTTGAAAATGTAATAAATGGAACATTATATACAATACTTAATATCGCTGAATGAAATCTCCAACAAAAATTTATCTTCATTTTGGGTATCATATTTACTATCTTTTTATTTGATGTAAAATATTTAAATTTTTTAGTTTGTGATGGTGTATATATTTCTGTTATTTTTTTTATTAAAATTAAATCATCTTCCGATTGTTTTTCGTTGCAACACATTGGAAAAAAATATATACGATATGATTTTTCTAATAACTTATCTATTAAACTTCTAATGTTTTTTAAAAATAATTCTTTATCTGGTTGTTTTAAATTACAATATAAAGGCATTGCAACAAATATACCAGCATTATTACTTTTGTAATTACAAAAAAATGGGGTTGAATACTTTGTAGTAAATACTATATCTGGTGAATATGAAACATGTTCTCCTAATCTTTTTTCAAAATATTCATAATCTAATTTATTTCTAAATATAATTTTGTTGAATATATTTATTTTATTTTGTATCAATTCATATGATTGGTTTGCACTCACCCCGATTGCATATAATTCGGTTAGTGGATTTGTTTGTTTAAACTTAATAATTTTATCTAAGAAATAATCATTCATTGTTTCTCCACCAAATAATATTAATTTATCTGGATTAAAATGTATGTCAGTCGAATTTATTCTATCAATTTTCATAAATAAAATGTTATTAATTTTTTGTTTTAATACTTTCTCTGTGAATATATATTTACCAATTTGCTCAAATAAATCATCTCCTAAATTTTTTTCTTGATAATAACCTGTTACAATAATATTCATTATATATTATATATTATAATTACAATAAATAAATTTTATTCAAAGAATTTAAAAACTAATTTGTCAACATCATTAAATTCTATCTCTTTGTCTTTTACTATGTTGAGTGTCTCAATTTTAATTTTTGTTTTTTCTATTAGTTTATTCTTGTTTGCATATTCTAAAAACTTTTTACGTAATTGAATATGTGATTCAGAGTCTTCCACTATTAGCAGTTTCTTTACCACATCCTTAACTTTTCTTTTAATCCGATAATCGAAATTTTCAGGTATAATTATATTTTCTATCTGTTCTTTCGGTTCTTCTGGTTTTTCCACTTTTGGCGATTCGTCTTTTACTTTTATTGATTTTGTTGATTTTGTTGATTTTGTTGATTTTGTTGATTTTGTTGAATCCTCCTTTGTTTTCACCGATTCTTCTTTCTCTTTTGTCGAATCTTCTTTCTCTTTTGTCGAATCTTCTTTCTCTTTTGTCGAATCCTTCTTAACAATTATTTTTTTTTTAATAATTTTTTTAACAATTTTTTTACCATATTCATTTATTTCAGTCCGATATTCTGTTATATGTTCTGAATCAACTTTTGGTTCAACTTTTGGTTCAACTTTTGGTTCAACTTTTGGTTCAACTTTTGGTTCAACTTTTGGTTCAACTTTTGGTTCAACTTTTGGTTCAACTTTTGGTTCAACTTTTGCTTCTACTTTTGGTTCAACTTTTGGTTCTACTTTTGGTTCAACTTTTGGTTCAACTTTTGCTTTTACTTTTGCTTTTACTTTTGCTTTTGCTTTAACTGTTTTTATAGTATTGTTTTCTTCATCGCTGATGTCACTCTCACTCTCACTATCACTATCATTTTCACTATCGCTATGATTATCTTTGTCGCACTTATTATTGACAACTGGTATATTATTGTTGACTTTATTATATGACGCGTAATAAAGTTTAACTGCATTAACAGACGATGATGATTTTGCATTATTAATAATATTCCATAAACAGTTATCATCAAATTTTAATTTATGTTCATCAACTAAATATTTGATAATTACACCATTATTAGAATATATATTATTACATGCATTTCGTAAACATTCAATGTCTGGTTTAATTGTTTTACACATTTTTTTAATTTGTGCAATAGATGCACCTTTTGTTAAACATATCTTACGTAGTGCAATAAGTGACGATTTATATTGTACTTCATATGGGTTAACATTAAATTCATCATATATTTCACATAATTCCGGACATGTTAAATTAATCTTAAATACTTTAATATTATTCAATTTAATATTTTGTTTTATAAGAATTTTCAAATCTTCAATATCAATATCACCATATTTATTAAATGCAATAGATGCGATTGATGAAATCTTGTTTAATGTCACACTATTTTGCGCAATTTTCATATTGTTACTAATTACACGTAATGATTCAAAAATATTCAATAATGTTTTCTTTTCAAACTTTTTTGAATTATTTTCAAAAAAAAAGTCAAATAATGTATATAAATCATTTATAAATTTATAATAGCAATCTACTTCATTCAAATATTTTAATTCTTTTGATAAATACAATAATACTTCTTGTAATGTATTTTCATTGATATTTGCTCCACTGTTACATATATGTTTCGCAATATCAATATATCCATGTGCAAATGCAATTAGCATAAAGTTATATGGAGGAGTAATCTTGTTATTAAAATATATTTCAAATATGTTTTCAATATATCCAAATTTTATTAATTGAGAATAGAACAAACTCGAACAATTTTTATTTTTTAATATATATATGGATAAGAGATTATTAAAAATGTCAATTTCATAATGTTGTTTTTTTATATTTTCATCTCTAATAAATTTATTACAAAAAGTTTTAAATCTTTTTTTAATACCAAAATCATTTCTTGATCTATAATTTCTATAATTATTATTCATATTATAATCTATAATAGATGCCATATTCATTAAAAATATTTCTGTACTTTTCATATTATCATTATTATTATCTATGTCCATATTTCCAATTAATTCACTATAATATTTTGAAAATAATTCTAAATTAGTTTTATTATTCATAAATATTATATCAAATATATCATTTGGTATATATAATTCATAAAAATTAAATATTTCTAAAAGAATATTATTTATTTCTTCATATTGTATATATGCTGATAATGGATTAGTTATTCTTTCCATATTTATAATTAGGTTTTCTGTAGAAATTAATTCGAATTGTATATAATTATTAACATAGAGTCTTTTATATATCGTAAAAACAGTTTCATAATTATATCTTGAGTCTAACCCTAAATTATTATTTTCATAAAAAAAATTTACAATTTTTTTTATTTCTGTAAAATTTATCTTATTTGAACCAATAATTTCTTTTCGTAATTTAATGATTTCTTGTAATAATTGTACGATTTTCTTACAATTTGATTGTTGATTCATATCTAAATATTGTGTATTTCTAGATAATTCATTATGTATGATATTACATTTTTGAACTATATGATGTAAATTAGCAGGGTATTGTGATAAAATATACATGTTTTTATTATTAAATAAATTAATATATTAATTTTATAATCTTTAAATATCAATTTTTTATTATAAATAAAATTTTAGGAAAAAATGAATAAATTTACAATAAAATTGTTGTAATCCCTGCAAATTTTAACTTTAATCTTTTATAAATATTAGTATCATCTGTATCAACTACATATGATTTATACATGTCTTTCATCCCGTACAATAAATCTATGTTTGGTGAAACAATTGAAAAATATGTATTGTCCTCTGAATCGTCATAATAATATACGCATGCTAAATCTAAACCAATATAATAACTTGCATCTTTTATTTTGTTTCTAATAATATTTGTCGCTTCTGAAATCTCTCGTTCTTCTCCATCAAATAATTCAGTGTATCGAGTTTGAAGTAAGTATGACCCCAAATGTCTTTTATTTTGTGTAGAATTTAAATATGCAATATTTACTTCTGTTTCTTTATCTATTAATATTTGTGTTCTAATTTTTATTCGTTGAATGATATTGTAACACTGATAACGGTCAATTAATATTCCCGGCAATGTATCAGAACCAAATACTGATAATCCTGCCGCATTACGATGTCCACCACCTCCAAACTTTGATGCAATTACTTCAACATCTGTTGCATTATCGGTTGATCTTAAACTAAGATAGGTTTCTCCAGTAAAAGAATTTTGACTATGACATAGAGCAAAATTTGCATTTGGATACAAATTAAATATTGCATTACCTATTTCAGATTTTAAAATTGATGTATTTACACTTGCTACAAAATATAATTTTGAATCGATCAACATAAAATTCATCGCCGCTTTCTTTATCCCATCTGCTATATATGAATCGTTTTGTTTTTGCATACCCTCTCCCATCGGTATAACCGTATTCAAAACATAATTGTCATCTAATAGTTTTTCGTAAATGTCAAATGTTTTTGGTAAGTTAAAAATGAATGATGTAAACGCTTTTGTATTTGGTAATTTTTTCGCCCATATATCATTATCTTCAACATATTTTATAAACAATGGTATACAATCTTCTCCAAAAAAATATGCCCATGTTATATATGCTCCACTATGTGATTTATCAAATACTTTATGCTTTGTATCAATATTTTTTAAATCTTTTTCTGCGGATACATGATGATCTAAAATTGCTAATTTATTTGCATCTTTTATCAGTCTCTTTAATGTTTCGTACTTATATGAAAAATCACAAATTAATACATTCTTTCCTGATACATTTGGTGGAGGTTTTTGATGCTGGCATGGGATAAATGTTACACGTTTCTTTTTGTTTTTTGTCTTCATAAAATAGTAACATGCAAAGGCACTTGCAAAACCATCTATGCAGTCACCATGATATAATACTGTATCTACTTCTGTAGGTTTAATACATAAATGAGAAAAAATCATATTATTAATTACTTAGTTTATTATTAAGTAATTAGTATGTTAGAATAAATAAATCAACTTTTTAATCGATGTTTTCAATACCATCGCTGTCAATGTTGTCAATGTTGTCAATGTTGTCAGTAGTGTTATTTTGTGGTAAAATATTAAGTTGAACGAGTGGTGGCATATCACTAATATCGTTGTCATTATCATTATCAATCAAAGATGATTCGATAAAGAGTGGCATATTTAATACTTTTGACATTATACCGCGATATTTTTTATCATCAATGTAAAATGTAATTGACCGCATCGTTTCAATACGATTCAATTCAACTTCATCTTCATCATCTCCATTATTAGGAATACTTGAACGTATAATGTTATATGCTGTTGATAAAGCGGTGTGTTCGTCATTCGAATAACAACCTACATATTGCATAGGTAATTTAATATCAGACGGAGCCTCACATTTAATAATATAAGTTTTAAATTTTACTTCAGTTTCTTCAGTTTCTTCAGTTTCTTTAGTTACTTTAGTTACTTCAGTTTCTTCTTCATCAACTACAACTTTATATATTTCTACTTCTTCTACTTCATCTTCTACTTCATCTTCTACTTCATCTACTTCATCTTCTACTTCATCTTCTACTTCATCTTCTACTTCATCTACTTCATCTTCTACTTCTTCATCTACTTCTTCATCTTCATCAACTTCAGTGGAATATACATCATATAATTCATTTTCTACATAACGAGCATCATATATTTTATCATTATTATAAATATCATCACTGTTTACTTCATGTTGTTTAATAAAATTGTCGAGTTCTTCCGTATTACACATTCGGAGTTCAGAATTAAATACAATAGCTTCTTTATCATTGATACGCTTGTAACATACTGAATAATCTGGTGTTTCAAGATAATTTATATCAAACCGATTACTAAATTTTTTATAAAATTTATTCATATTTTTATGTGTAAATGGTTGTTTAGTTGAGAATTTAAGTCCAGTTTTCTTTGAAATATATTTCATGAATTTTAACTTATTATGACGAATTAGTTTTTTAATATGATTACCTATTTTATTCTTTTCAATAGAATGATAAGTGGTATCAACATTAATATTAATTTCAAAAGATTCTTTATTGTCTTTATTGTCTTTATTGTCGTTATTGTCGTTATTGTCTTCAGTACTGTGTATATTATTTACAATTTTATCATATATAATCATAGCAATATCATCACTAAGACTTTCATTATCAACTGGAATTTCCATATTATCTTCACGTTCTGCAATAATATACATTGTATTATAATACGATAGAGCAAATACGCCATTCAGCATATACATTAAATTTGTAGTGATTTGTTCAAAATTAATATCAAAATCATTTTTATTAAAATGTTCTCGAATATTACCTAATTTGATTTCAATCATATAATGTTTATCTAATTCTTTTGCTTTATCTTTAATTTGATTTTTAATAATGTTACCATAATAGATATGTAACAAATTATACCCAATATAAAGTAATGTTGAAAATAATATTACAGTTGGATAAATTATCGCAACAGTTTCCATAGGAAGATAGTTATATATACTCATTTTTAAATTAATATATTAGTTACAACTTATTCTTTAATTAGTTCTATTATCAATTTTTTTATTATTAAATTAATTATAATATATGTGGATTAATTGATATTGGTAAACCATGTCCAAATAATACCATATATACTAATGTAATACCACCAATTAAGACAGACCTATCTATTGCAACAGTCTTATCTTGCTTTAAACCATATGCCATAACTAAAAATAAAATTACTGCGATTATAAATGAATGTAAAACCATCATTAATGCACTTTCTTGAGCCATTGTATATTATATATAAATATATTATAAATAAATATATTATAAAAAATTGATTAATAAATTGATTTAAATTTAAGTTATGTATATAATATTATAATCAATCTATAATGACTACATCTACTATAATGACTACATCTACTATAATGACTACATCTACACCGACACTATATTATTTGCCCTATTCTACCGATGAATTGGTAAAACGTGCTTATTCTACTTTATCACTTCGAGAAAAGAAGAAAAATAAGTTTATTCAACCTGAAATTATTGTTAAAGACCGCAAAACTATAATATTAAATTTTGATACGTTTTGTAAATCTATTAACCGTGATAAAAACCTTGTAAAAATGTATTTAGATAAAGAAACAAACTTTTCGTCATCTTTTATTGGAGATGGTGAACAAATAAAAATAGATACATCTTTAAAAGTATCTCATGTTAAAAATATTCTTACAATTTTTATAAAATTATACATTTTATGCCCCGATTGTAAAAGTTCTGATACAAGTATTATACGAAAAAAGAGAACAACATTCACAGAATGTAATACGTGCAAGTCTTCAAAAATCTTAAAAATTTTGGCTTAAATTTGTGTTAATTTTATATTAATATAAAAAGTTTTTTTGCGTTAAATTTTATTTATTTTTAATTTTTTGTTAATATAAAATATTTTTTTCTTCATATAAGTTATACTAAATATGTCTACAGAACCTGCTGCAGAACTTAATCTCGAATCATTATTTACTCTTCAAAATGGTGGTAAAAAACGTCGTGCATCCAAGAAGGGATCCAAGAAAGGTAGCAAGAAAGCTATGGAAGGTGGTGCCAAACGCCGTTCACGCAAAGCAGCCAGCAAGAAAGGTAGCAAGAAGGGTAGCCGCAAAGCCATGGAAGGTGGTGCTAAACGCCGTTCACGTAAAGCTGCCAGCAAGAAGGGTAGCAAGAAGGGTAGCCGCAAAGCCATGGAAGGTGGTGCTAAACGCCGTTCACGCAAAGGTAGCAAGAAAGGTAGCAAGAAGGGTAGCCGCAAAGCCGTTGGTGATGGTGTTGAAGAATTAGCTGGTGGCAAACGTCGCGCATCAAAGAAAGGTAGCAAGAAAGGTAGCAAGAAAGGAAGCCGCAAATCTATGGAAGGTGGTGCCAAACGTCGTTCACGTAAAGCTGCCAGCAAGAAAGGAAGCAAGAAAGGAAGCCGTAAATTAGCTGGTGGCAAACGTCGTTCACGTAAAGCTGCCAGCAAGAAAGGTAGCAAGAAAGGAAGCCGCAAATCTATGGAAGGTGGTGCCAAACGTCGTTCACGTAAAGCTGCCAGCAAGAAAGGTAGCAAGAAAGGAAGCCGCAAATTAGCTGGTGGCAAACGTCGTGCATCAAAAAAAGGTAGCAAGAAAGGTAGCAAGAAAGGCAGCCGCAAGTAAATTTGCTAATTAATCAAATTAATTAAAATAAGTTATTAAATAATAATTAAATTATTTAATAAATAAAATGTTCGATACAATGGAGTACAGTAGAGTGCCAATCTTAAGACCCCCTAGGGTCTTAAGATTTTAGCACTAACGCTAGCGAAAAGTGTTTAATTTAAGGGGATCTTAAATTAAGCACTTTGCGGTACCGCAAAGTACGTTACGTACAACATAATTAATCATCATCAGATGAATCATCCTGGTTACAATCATTGTTAGAAATAACTAATGTACCATTAATATAATCTACATAATTAGTACATATTATAGCAAAATTATCTTTTATCTTTGTATTTTTTTCTTTATATAAATGTGTCCAAATATAAGTATAAAATGTATCATAATTAAAATCAAATTTAAATGTACAACCTTTTATCTTATTAAAAAATTCATGCATAATATGATAAATTATACTAGTTAAAATTATTGGCTTAACCTTTTTTACTTTATTTATACAATCTAATAAGTTTACTTTATCCCGTAAAATTTCTTTTAATATATAATCTGTAATTTTAATAATATTCTTTGTATCTATATTATCATAATTATCATTCATTTTATTAAGATTCTTTAAAAAATGATTCTTTTTAGTCAAATTCTTTACTGTAATATTTGCTTCACCGTTATAATAATAATCTTGAACAATATATAATACTGTATTCACTAATAGATTTAATTTATCATCGTTATCATCCTTGTCAATTCTATCAGAAAAACTATTTATATATTCTTTAATATTTTTTGTATCATTTACTTTTTCCATATGTTCCATATTTTGTTCTAACCCACTATTAATTCTAATATATAATTTCTTTTGTTGTTGTATAGTTAAATTTTTATATATACATACAGTAATCTTCTTATTACAATCATATTTATTTTCATTACGAATGTATTTAGTAATTGCTTCATAACGATGTTGTCCATCTATAATTTCATATAAATCTAATTCAGATGAGAAAGACATAATGATTTGTCCAATATCTATATTATTTAATATTGAATCTATTGCAACGTCATACATATCGTCATCCCATTCTTTTTCACGTTGACATTCTGGAATTAGAATCTTTTTTTTTACTAAATCTTGTATCTTAATTCTTTCAACGATAGGTTCAGGTAAACTCATTTGTATTTTATTAAATATATAATAATAATTATTTTAAGTTATTATTACATCAATTTTTTATTATTTAAATATTTAATAACATATATTATTATTAAAATATGGATAATGTTACTGCTACTTTAAAAGTAATATATGATAAATTTGTACATTACATTATACCGCAAAATACCTTAAATAATGTTAATACACCTCTTAATACACCTCTTAATACACCTCTTAATACACATCTTAATACAAATAAAATTATTGATAAAGAACCTACTTTAATTGATTATTCACATAATATTGATTCTGATACAAATCTATCTATTCATAACAATTCAAACAATGTAAACAATGCAAACAATGACAATAATGCAAACAATGTAAACAATTCAAACAATGACAATAATGCAAACAATGACAATAATGCAAACAATGATCGATTATTTAAAAAAATGCCTTATGTAATACAACTTAAATGGTTTTTTGATGAACCAACTTATATTACGAATAATATATATCTCGGCTCGTCTCATAATGCTGCTAATAAAAAAATATTAAATGATAAGAATATTAAATACATAATTAATGTAACAAATGAAATTGATAATTATTATCCAAATGATATTACTTATGTTAATTATAAATTAAATGATAATAATTTAGAACCTATAATTCATTATTTAGAAGACTCTTATAAAAAAATTAAATTATTTCAAAATAATAATAATGGTAATATTCTCATTCATTGTTTTATGGGTGCAAGTCGTTCTGCAACTATTGTTGCATATTATTTAATCAGAGAAAATAATTTGAAACCGTTAGAAGCATATTTACTTCTAAAAGAAAAAAGAAATTTAGTAAATCCAACAAAATTATTTTATAGAGATCTTAAAAAAATAGTTAAAATGTCTCAAAGAATTTAATAAAAAAATAATTAAAAACCCATCATCTTTGCAATCTCCTCAGGTGTTTCCCGATAAATCTTCTTCTTGGGTGCCATTGGTGCCATTGGTGCATCAGTTGGTGTTCCAATAATTTGTTTTTGTGGTGTAACAGGTTCTGATGGTGCTGTTTTTACTGTCTTCTTCTTCAGAGGTTGTACTGTAACCTTCTTGACTAGAATATCTTCTTCCGATTCCGAATCCGATTCAGTTGACATTGTTGACGATGTTGATTTCGTTGACATTGTTGATTTTGTTGACGATGATTTCACAGATTGTGATTTCACAGATTGTGATTTCTTACTCTTTGCATTTGCTTTCTTAGATTCATCATCATTATCATCCTCAGATTCAGAATCAGAACTACTATCTCCTTTCTTTACGACAGAAATCTCGCGGTCAAACGTATCAATTTCTCCTTCACGTCGTTTCAAATCGCGTTCCTTGTCTTTCAAACGACGTTGGGCATTAAGAGAAGCCTTACTCTTTTCAACTTCATCTTCTTCATCTTCATCTTCATCTTCTCCTTCATCAATATCAGCTCGAAAGATGTTTGAGTTATCTTTGTCAAGTTTGATATTTAGTGTAGAAGATGCTTCTGCGAGTGTTGCAGCATTTGTAACCTTTTGAACTACGTCATAAAAGTTACCTTCTTGGCGAACAACAATCAAATCATCTTTGTTAAACCAAACTCGCCGCATAAAACGACCTGGAATAGTAGCATGAACCGTGTCACCGGTCTGAAGAGTAACATCGAGCGTGTTACCTCCGATACGAGATTTGACTTGCCCAAAAAAGTGCAAACCATCTTCCGTATTAAATTCGGCGGAAGGATTCTTAGTCTGACGACCTCCCTTCTTACCTTTCTTATAATTTTTACCACCAATAGTGTTCTTAACCATTTTAAATTAATATTTAATATAAATAAATAGTATTTTTAGTACTTTTTAATTTCAATTTTTTTATTCTTCAATCGTTTTAGTTTTCTTAACTACGCGTTTAATTACTTTCTTTTTTGGCTTTTCTTCTTCTACAATTGGTTCTGTAATCTCTGTAACTACTGGTACGACTGCTACATCATCTACAACTGTTGCGGATGTTGTTGCTTTCTTAACTACTCGTTTAACCACTTTCTTTTTTGGCTTTTCTTCTTCTACAACTGGTTCTGTAACTGGTTCTGTAACTGGTTCTGTAACTGGTTCTGTAACCTCTGTAACTACTGTTGTTGCTTTCTTAACTACTCGTTTAACTACTCGTTTAACCACTTTCTTTTTTGGGTTTTCTTCTTCCACAACTGGTGTTTCTACAACTGGTGTTTCTACAACTGGTGTTTCCACAACTGGTGTTTCTACAACTGGTGTTTCTACAACTGGTGTTTCTACAACTGGTGTTTCTACAACTGGTTCAACTTTCTTAACTTTGGGTTTTGGTTTACACTCTTCGATTATCTTTTGAATCTCTTCTTCTGTTTTTACAGTTAAGTCATCATTAATAAATTGATTGAATAGTTTTAGAATTCGTTGATAGTGAATAGTATTATATTGATGTGACGCATGTGCCATTATTTTACGATTTTCTACAGTATCTTTAATATGTGAGATTCCAGATGTATCATCTTCAACAAAGATGCTAATGAAAGCAATAATCATCGAATTAATATTCCATGCAGCGGTCGTATGCTCTGGATGATAATGTGAATTTGTCATACAAATTGCTTTATTGATTTCAAATCGACCACTTGGAGTTAACATTTTAAATATAGGAGCCTTTGTCGGGTATTCGTCCGAAATTTGAATTTGTCCGATATACATACCATCTTTATACGGTTCATCATCTGGACGTAATAGAAAGTAGAACATTTTGTAATCTTCTGGATCTTGTACACCTTGTACAAAATTTACACGGTTCTGATGGAGAATACGAAGTTCTCCCATTAAACGTTTAGCAAGAGGGGCAGACATTATTTATGTATTTAATATATATAATGATTATTAACTATTAGAGAGAATATAATTCAATTTTTTATGAGTTTACTATTGTAAAATAAAATACATAATTAATATTATAATATAAGATGGATAACTATTTTGCGAGTAACAAGGACAAAAAAATATTCGTTGGAAATGTTCCATTTGAATGCAATAATATAGAATTTAGAGAGTGTTTTAAACATATTAATGGATATATTTCTGCTGATTTAATTAATATGAGAGGTTTTGGTTTTGTAGAGGTTGAAACACAATTTGACAGGGACCATGCTATAAATAATATGGTATTCTTTTTAAAAAATAGAAAATTAAGATTAAGTATTTATGATAATTCTAGTAAACATTCAGTAGAAGTATCATCTTTTATTAAATTAGAAAATATTTCACAAAATATATCTAGAGAAGATATACAAAATGAATTTAAAAACTTTTGTAAAATTGGCAAATGTTTTATAGATACAAATAGAATTACTGGTGAAAAATTATCTACAGGTATTGTAGAAGTGTTTGATGTAGAAGTCCTGCATCAATTATTAAGTCTTGGTTCCTTATTAATGCACGACAAATCAGAAATAAATTTAATACCTTTTTCAAATAATAATTATTCTCAATTCAAAAATAAAAAAAAACAATTCTTATCAAAAGATAATTATTATGAAATATATAATGCTGGAAGAAATGCTGGTTTAATTGAAGCAACAAAATTATAATTGTAATTGTAATTGTAATTCTAATTCTTTTAAATCACTATTTTTTGAACAATTTTTTGAACAATTTTTAAATAATTCCAATATTTTAAATAAATTATTCTTTCTCTTTTCCATTACTTCAACATACATCTCTATTCTTTTTAATTCTGGTTTAAAATCATAACTTCTCATATTTTTTAATACATAGATATTATCATTATATATTATTTGTTCATTAATTTTATTTAATTCTTCTTCTATTGATACTATTATTTCTTCTACATTTTTAAATGCAATAATTATTGATTCATTCTCCAATACATAATATTGTGGTATTTCTGCAATTATAGAATGTAATAATTTTATATTTGCTTCTAAATCTGTTCTAATCAAAACGTCTTTAATATCATCGTGAAAAATGTTTGTACTTAATTTTATATTACTCGATAATGAATAAATATTTAGTGTAAGTGTCGATATTGAATTAATAACAGATGCTATCGCTCCAAATCCCAATGCTCCAACATAAACTGCCATAATAAAGTATATACTATTATTATATACTTTATTATTTATATTATTTATATTATTTATATTATATATACTTTATTCTAAAGTATATATTGCGAATACTACTTCTTTTTTTATTTTATCTGTAATGTCATAATCACTCATTAATATATATTCTAGTGACGGAATCGTATTCTCTTTTTGTTGTATCCATTTATTATTATATGTTGTCAATATCGAATAATAATTTGTTCCATCATAACATATTAATGAATGTATTCTATATTTTATATATGCTTGGGTTGGATCAGAATTTTTAAAAAATTTAATATTTCTCATTATATCAACCATCACATCCGTATTATTATCTACATCTCTTTCCAAATAAAAACATAAATATGGTGGAATATCTTTTAATTTATAACAATAATATTCTTCTTGTTTAAAAAATATTTCTGTATGTAACCAATTTAAAAATAATTTCTTTATTGTAGTAGAATTATCATCTCTGGTTACATTTAATTTTATTAATGGTGTTTTATATAATATATCTTTTTCTATGATTACACCATCTTTTATTTTTGTTATATCAAACTCTAATTTATTACCATTTAAATATTCTGATAAAAATGTATATAATGTATTCAATGAATGTGATTGCATTGAAGTAAATATGTTTTCATTCGATAAATATCCATTAATAAATAAAAAGTTTCTAATTTCATTAATTATATCCGATTTTAATGAATAATGTTTTCTTATTGGCTCTATAAAGTTCGTCTTAATTAATTCTTGTAAGTAAAATGCTGACGATTTTGATGGAGTAATTTCTAATAATTTATTTAAATATTGATTATCTTTATAAAAAAAAGCTGTGAACATTGCATTTATATATGATGTATTAAAACCACCTTCGATTACGCATGGAATTATTTCCAAATTATCCATTTATTATTAATATTATTATATTGTTTATATTCTTTATATTAAGTATTATTTAATTTCATATATCCTTTCAGACCACTTAATTGTGATAATACTGTTTGGAAATCTGGCATGTCGCGAATTTGAATTCGATAATGACGTTCAATATCATTTAGTGTACGATAATCGCGGTCCGTAATAAAGTTGATTGCGACACCAAGTTTTCCAAACCGACCACTCCGACCAATACGATGAATGTATTGAGCCTTGTCACGTGGCATATCATAATTAATAACTATACCAATTTGTTCAACATCAATACCACGTGATAAAACATCCGTTGCAATTAATACACGAATTAAACCTAATCGAAAATCACGAAGTACTTCTGTTCTCGCTGAAGTTTCCATTTGACCATGAATTTTACTTACGGAAAATCCACTCTCGTCTAATTTTGATGTTAATTCATCTGCTGAACCTACACTATTTACAAATATAATACATTGTCCAATAAGTAGATTCTTATATAAATCTACGAGTGTATCAAATTTATATTCTACAAATTTTGTATTAATCTTATATTGTTTAATTAAATCTAATGTTAAATCCTCTCTCTTTAATAATACTTCTTTTGGCGATGTCATTATCGCACTTGCAATATCTAAAATTTCTCGTGGATATGTCGCTGAGAATACGCAAATCTGTGTGTTTGCATCTAATGATGTTACAATTGATTTAATTTGTTCAATGAAATCTTCTTTCAATAGTGCATCTGCTTCATCCATTACAAATAATTTTAGTTTTTTTGCATCGAATGCATTTGAATTAATATAATCATATACGCGACCAGGTGTACCAATTAATACATGCGCGGTACGAATTTGTTTATACGGGTCACTCTTATTATAATTTGTTTTTACACGAGTACCACCAATACATAGTTGTACGGATATACCCATATATTTAGATATGTTAGTAAATACTGTATGAATTTGTGTTGCAAGTTCTCGCGTCGTTGCTAATACTAATACTTGTGGATAATTTTCTTCTGGATTTACTATAGATAATGAACCTATAGTAAATGCACCAGTCTTACCCGTTCCTGATTGCGATTGTGCAATTAAATCTTCACCAGAATGAATATCTTTTATTGTTAAATTCTGGATTCTTGACGGAATGGTAAAACCATAGTCAAAAAGACCCTTGAGTAAATCAAAACTCAAAAAGTCCATGTCATCAAAACTTTTAAATTGATTGTCTTGTATATTATTATCTGTCATTATAAATTATACTATATATATAAGTTTATTGTTTAAATCAATCGTAATTCAATTTTTTATGGTCATGTGCTAATATTCACTAATATTCACTAATATTCATAAAATGCATCGAGAATAATAGTATGACTATCAATTATATCGACACCAATATTAATTTCATTTCGAAGTTCTTCAAACCAAATTCCATAACGTGATTCATCAAATGTGGGCCACTGTACTTCTTTATCTGTTGTAATTGTACAACGAAGAGCATTACGAGTAGAATTACCAGTTATACCTAAAACATCTGGTACAATTATCCAATTAAATCCAGTTGAAGATAATTCAACTATACTTGTGTGATTTTCCATCTTATCATCTGTTGTATTAACTGTTGTTTCAAGTCTATAGTTTCCACTAGGTTCAACACCGTCCATTTCATGCATAAGTTTCACTAATTCTAATATAGCCTTTTCCATTATTATAATAATCACTTAAATATCCTTAAGTAATTATTTCAAGTTTTTTTAATGAGTCTATCTGAGTTAAAATATTATATATATAATCGCACTATATCTATATTAATGGATATAATCAAAAAAATAGTTAAATTGAATTATCAGGAACTAAACCACAAAATAGAACAAATTATTTCAAAATCGATTGATACAAGAAAATTAGTTATCAGTGGATCTACCTCAAATGATAATAAGATTAAGATTTTAATAGATGATACATATACTTTTAATTTGTATTCTAATTGTATTTATCTAAAAGAATTAAAATGTTTAAATAAAGAAGAAAGAGACAAATATATAAAATTGGGTGATATGCTTAAAAATTATAATATTGTATATAATACAGATATTGATTTATTAAAAGTAATTATTGAATTATATGCAAAAACTGACAACAATGATAAAAAATTCTTCTTATTAAAAACTATCAAATCAATGGAGAAATTTGGTACATGTAGTGATAATCATGATAAAATTCTTAATATTACTAAAAATATGGATCATGCTGAAAATATTATTGGTTCGATTCTTGATAGACCATTAAAAATAGATATTGATAGAAATAAAATTGATGCAGAATCTGAATCAATTGTATCATCCGTATATCCAAATAAACAAAATTTTATATATATTGATAAATCGAAATATTATTATTTAGTTAAAAAAATTAGTGATAAAAATGTTAGAAATCATTTAGAAAAAGAATATATGAAACGTTATAATGAACTTATCCCAGCTATATCAAAATTAATTGGGTCACGTAACGTTTATTCTAATTTACTCGGTCATGAATCTTTTTATAAATTTACCAGTAAAAAATCAGATGATGATACAGAAAATTTAAAAGTTATGTTAAAAGACCTTAATGAAAAATTAGATTCCCAATTAGAGACAACTATAGAAAATATAAAACTATTAACTAATAATAATGATAAATTAACATTAAGCGACATGATTTATGGATTGAATAAGTTTTTTCCTGATATTAAACTTAAACCAATTGATATTTTACAAATTGCTTTTGTTCAAATTCAATCACATTTTAAAATTCGATTTAGTGAATCTAAAGTAACCCCTCTTAATAAAGATTGTAATGGTATAGAAGTATACGATTATCGTGATAGATTAAGAGGTTATATATTTTTAGATTTATTAAAAAATAATAAAAATATCAAACAACTTACACTCTTAAAATTAGCCGCAGGATATGGTGAAAATTTACCTGTATTATATTTAATGGGTGCATTTACAGATTTGGAAAAACCAATTTGCTCTTATTCAGATGTTGTTACTATATTTAGAGAATTAGGTCATGTTATTACTAATATATTTTCTTATTCTCCATTAGGTGCAAGTGAGGATGATATCGAATTAATTAATTTTATGCCAGACCTTATGGAATATATGGCATATAATCCTCAGATAATTTTATCATTAGTAAAAGATAGAACAATTACTAAAAGAATTATTAAGGCTCGTGAAAATGAAATATTGATTAATTTAAAATTAAAATGTATTAATGTCCTATTTGATAGTATTATTCATTCATCACAAGAATTCTTAAATATTAATAAAAAAGCTAATAATTCTAATAACTCTTCTATCACTCCAACAAAAGTTCTTCTTGATTTATATAAAAGAGTATATACCGATATCTTTTCAAAATTGGGTGATAAAGTAAATTGTGATATCGGTTTTATTTTACCTAATGTTATTCATAATATAATTAATGGACAACAAAGTTTAATTTATGGTAATGTACTAAGTATGATTCTCGCATATAATGCTTATGAATCTCTATCAAAAAATGATCAATATAAAAAAATATATGATTTATTAGAAAATAAAAATTATTCTTACAAGAAAAATTTAATCAAATTTATTTTGACAATAAATGAAGATTATTATAAAAACTTTTTATATGGTTGTCTTAAAATAAAAGATTTATCTCATGATAACTATTTCGATGAAGGTAATACTGAAAATAGAACGGATACCATTGAAGAAATGCATTGAACAAATGCATTAAGTTATTGTCTCATTTGATTTCTTTCATTTACTGTTGCATTTAATACACCATGCAATATTCCTTCTCTATCTAAATATTTATCAAATGCCGAAGTATCTTTTGGAAAACATGCTCCACCATATGATATATTTCCATCTTGTCCAGGTACTTGAGTATGCATTGGATTTACCCATCCATTATTAATAATTGTATCCCGAATCATATCATATGAACAATTTAATTTTTTTGATAACAAATATATTTCCGTAAAAAATTGGATTTTTATAGAATAAAAACTATTTGCACTTAATTTCATTATCTCTGATTCTGTAGATGTTAATATCGTTATTTTTGCATTTTTGTAGAATTTCTTATAAAATAACTCTATATAATCTATGTCTTCTTTAGTAACATTATTTGTCATACCTAATACTATTTGTGATTGATTACGAAAATCTTCAGCCGCTGTCTTTGCTGATAAAAATTCTGGATTATGTATTAGTTTTAAATTTAAATATTTTTCTGCATACAATTTTGTTGTGCATGGTAAAATTGTTGATTTTATTAAACATATCCCTTTGTATCCTTTTACATTCAATTCTTCTAATGTTTCATCAATTGCCGATAAATCATACATTTCAGTTTCTGTATTATATAATGTGGGTAGAGCTAAGAAAATTATATCAGTTTCTAATATATCATTTATTGTTAATAATATATAATCTTCTTTCTTATATTTATCATAAATAAATAAATTATAATTATATTTAAATTCATTCTCTAATAAACTTTTTCGTATTGCTGAACCTACGAATCCATCTCCAATAATTCCAACTCTCATTTTATTATAATTCATTTATTATAATTGTTATAATATATAAATTAATTATTATTATTGAAAAATAAATTCATCATTATTGAATTTACCAAACTCTCATCTATTGTTAAATCTATTTGTGTATGTATGTTATTTTCTAATCCATCCAAAATTAATTTTTTATTGTCTAAAAGTTGTGATACCAATGAATCAAACTTCTTCTCTTTGAACATCTGATTCATAACTCCAGGATTTGTAAAAAATATATATTTTAATCCTTCATGTGATTGAATAAATCTAAAAAATGCAAATAATACTGCATTCGTCGTTCTAAGTTCTGTATCTATGATATTTGTATTAGTATTAGTATTATCTATAATACTTGGTATTTCTGGCAGTTTCATTGTTTTTTCTTGAAAACATACTATGAATCCATAACATGTTTCATCAAAATACAAAGAAATTTGTTCGTCATGATTTAATATCTTTCCTGCATAAATTAATTTCACTTTATTCATATAACCAAATCGCTCTCTAACTTGATCCATAAGTACCTGAACCTTTTCATCGATGCTAATATCGAAAATCTCTTCTCGTTTAGAAACATTTTTAACTGTTATTAACATTATTTTATTATTATGTATAAATGTTTATTCTTTTAATTATTTTTATTTTAAATAATAATTATATAAATAATTGTATATAAATAATTGTATATATATAATAAATTATGAAAAAATCTAATATAATATTTGATGACTTAATAAAGTTTAAAGCAATCTTAAAAAATGACACTAATGTATCTGATGTATATATTTCAGAATTCTTTATGTTCATTTCAATTTGTATTTCAAATAAATTACAACTTATATATCCTTTTGCAGAATTTGACAAATTAATTGATGGAGTAATTCATAATCAAAAATTAAAATTCGCGATTATGAATCATATGAACTTTAAAGATAATATAAATAAAAACATTTTAACTATTGTTCATTTTACAAAAAATATATCTACTAAATTACAAGATTATTTTATCGATAAAATGAAAGAAGATTTTGCACATGACACGGTATCTACTAAAATTGAATCGATTGATATTACTTTTAGAGTAAATAATAATTCGAAATATATTTTGAACATTTCAAATGATTCCAATGTATTAACTGTAAAGAAATTTTTTATTAAATATCAAAATTTAAATATTGACGTAGACAATTTAAAATTATATAATAATAAAAATGAATTACATGATAATAATTATTTAATCGAAAATTTTATTTGTAATGATAACGACATAATTGATGTTCGAATTGGTAATTTTTAGAATATTAAATTAATATATATAATAATTATATATATTAAACATGTTTAATGCTAATATTAATAATGTAAATAAATTATGTTTTTTCTCTGATGTGCATGGTGATATGATGGCACTAATAATTAATTTGAGAGATTGTGCAAAAGTTATAAAAAAACGTAAAGAATTTGAATTTAATCAAGATATGATAGATGCAGATTTAGTTAGACATATGAATGTTAACTTGAATGATTTATTTATTAGTCAAGATAATCAAACTAAATTAGACTATATAGAACCATCCGTTCACAAGTTTTTTTACAAAAATGGTGAAGAAATATTACCGTATGATTTTGCAATGAATTATGAATGGATTGGAGAAGATTCACATATTGTACTTATTGGTGATTTAATTGATAATGTTAGATTTACTAAAACTAATGACATAATGCCCGGTGAATTTATTCATGAAGAAATTAAAATTTATAGATTTTTAAATGCATTAGATGATTTGGCTAAGCAACGAGGAGGAAGAATTATTAAATTATTAGGTAATCATGATTTTGTTAACATTCTTAATTTGCAATCATATGATAGATATCAATCAGAATTTGCAAAAGACGAATCTAGAAATTTTCACGGTATTAATAGAAGACAATTTTTTAGTTCAAAAGAAGGTAAAGATATAATAAAATATAATGGGGTTGGTATAATATTAAAAATAAATAATTACGTATGTGTACATGGGTCATTTACTGGATTAAACAAATTTATTAGAAATCCTAAATTTAATGATTTACAAAAAATTAATGATATATTATTAGATAATATATTTAACGGTACAGAAATTGATAAAAAATATCATAATTTTTTAACTTTAGATAAGGGCGGTTTATTGTTTGATAGGTCGATTGGAGATGATAATTTTGTTACTAGTTTATATAAAAAAGGATTAGTACAAGAATGGTGTTCGAATACTGTTATAACTAATTTACAAGAATTATGTAAAGAAGATGATTTCGTTTGTAAAGAAAATATTAAACTTGTAGTTGGACACTGTCCTCAAAATAGTATTAGTACAAATGGTGGTATATCACAAGGATTTAAATTTGTATCTCTCGATGAAAATGTGTCACAAGTATTAAGTCCAGAGTTAGAACAACAAGAAAATAATAATACTTATCATTATGGTATGAGTTTCAGTTGTACTGAAGATAATCCGGAAAATCCTAACCCTCGTTTATTTAGAGTTGATACCGGTATATCTCGTGCATTTGACCAACAAGAATATATCGTTTCAAATTTAGTTAATGATAATATTAAAATTATTTATTCATATTTTAAATCTAAAGCACCACAAGTATTATTAATCCAATGTATGAAACCTCCCCTTAAAGATATTGTAAACTTAAAGAGAACAACTTTAAAAAATATGTTTACTCACCAACCACGATTATCTTATTTATCTCAAGATAATATTGATAAAATATTAAAAGTTGAATCGCAACGCAAACAAGAAGCGGGAACATATTTAATGAAATATTTAAAATATAAATCAAAATATTTAAAATATAAATTAAACATTAACTAATTCAAACATCATATCCATCTTCTCTTCTGGATAAAGTCTCTTATCTAAAAAATCTTCTGATGAGAAATATGAGAACTCATTCTGGTCATATATCGTTGTTGTTGTAATAAATATCTCCTTTTCTTCTTTATCTGTATCTTCTTTATCTGTATCTTCTTTATCTGTATCTTCTTTATCTGTATCTTCTTTATCTGTATCTTCTTTATCTGTATCTTCATTTGGTATTTTCACTGTAATAATTTGATCTAATTCTATTTTTTTCATAATTTCTTCTCGTACTTTTAAATCATCTATTCCTCGCATAATATACCAACCAATATCTTTTGATATTTCTTCTACTGGTTTAAATATCAGAAATTTACTATGTTCATTAAATACATTAAATGATTTCATTTTTAGACCCAGTAAATTACCATAAATTCGTTGAATTGTTTCTGCTTGAATGCGATTCATTATAGATACTGTATCTTTAACTAAAAAATAGTTTACAATGTCTAAACCAACTATGTTTAATGTTTTTAATTGTTCTAACATTAACATTAATTCATCTAAGTTTATTCCATTATTATTAATAGTATAATTCTCTCGGACTGATAGGGGAGATATTCCACTTGATAAGATTCCTAAATCAAATACTATGTGTACCGGATCATCTGAAAATTTATTTTTTAGAAAATGTAGAGATTTTTTAAGTTTATCTCCTTTAATATTATCATATGTATAATATGTGTCTAATTCTGATTTTAGCTTTTCTGTAAGTAAATCTTCACGTATTCCAAAGTATACGAATTGTTTAATATCTAACAATAGATTATGTTGAGTTATGCTTGGAATTGTTCCAATTGCATTTGATACAACACATGATGAAAGTTCTTTATTCGAATAAGATTCTTCACTTTCGTTATTGTGTGTATTATCACTCTTTTTAATATTTACATCAGTATCTGGTGTAGATGAAATGTATAAAATATTTAGAGATGATGAATATTTTGGATGATCGCCTGGTAGATATTCATTTTTAGATCTACACATATATTCTTCATTGATTGCAGGAATAGTGAATAAACTCGCTGCCTTTGTTGGAGATATTGTTATAGGTTTTTTTGTTGTACCTAATGTTTTGTAATGTTTATAGTTTTCATTGAATATATGTTTAGTCTTATCTAAGTTTAGAGTTAAATCAAATGTATTCTTTACAAATCCTGCACTAGATAAGACTTCATATGGTGTACAAATGTTTACAAAGTATGGTTCCATTTTAATATTAATATTAGTAAATTTATGTTAATTAATTAAGATATGTATTATTCAATTTTTATAAATATACATAAAAAATAGTATATATTATTATAAATAATAATGGGTGCGTTAATGCAATTAATTGCTTATGGTGTACAAGATATATATGGATATATAGATAATAGAGACATATATTATAATAGACAACAAAAAATTACACAAGAAAAAAATATAAATTTATGGTTAAAATCTTATAAATTACTTAGTAGTAAAAACGAAGATTGTCCTGTTACTTTAGATATGATTATGCTCAATTCTAAGTATTGTATATGTGATACATGTAAATATAATATATCAGCATCAGCGATAGAATCTATATTAAATACCAATACATATAATGATTTAATTTGTCCATGTTGTCGTAGTAAATGGAAGAATAATATTGTTTATATAAATGGTACAATGCCTATATCGAAATTACAGAGATATAAAAAAACACAAAGAAAAAAAAGACAATTAGAACGTAAACAGAACAGTTGAATTTAAATATTTCATAATTAACATTAATAAATAAGTGTTTTTATTTATTAATAACTAACATTACGGTATTAATTAATCATCACATTCTATCACAAATCCTACGGATTTGTGATAGAATTTGTGATTATTAAGAGCCTAAAAACCTATCATTTCTGAAACATTTTCAAGGAAAATGTGACAGAATGTGATAGGAATTTTTACGGTACCGCAAAGTGCTTAATTTAAGCTCCCCTTAAATTAAACACTTTTCGCTACAGTACACATTGTAACAGTAAAAAGGAAACTGTAATAGAAATTTAATCTAAACAGTACACATTGTAACAGTAAAAAGGAAACTGTAATCTAAATTTAATCTAAATTTTTATTTATTTTTGTTGCATTAATGCCATAATTCTAGCTTTATTTGAACTTCCTGTAATATTTCTAATTTCACTAGTTGGATATTTTCTTATTATTTCTTTTATTGTTAGATCTTCATATTTTTTAGTTTCAGGATTATAAAAATTTTTAATAATATTATATTCTCTCAAATATGCTTCGGTCTCTTCATTATATTTTAATAATCTTTCTATCTCTTCTATTGTTTTATTCATATATTCTGCGTCAATTTTATCTAATATTTTTTCACTTTTGTCAGTATTCATATAATACAATGTTAAAACACTATTACTTGATATTCTATATGGTATAAAATAGTTTACAAATGACAAATTATTTATAATATCTGGTACAGTTTGTATTAATTTATATACTAACAAATTCTCATCTTCAAAACTTATAACATTATTAGTTTCATCTTTATTAAAATATGTTATAATATAATACATATAGTTAAAATCAATTATTCCATAATATTTTTGTAATATTTTTAATAATTCTTCTTTACAATTATCTTTTGTTATATTTTTAATTTTTAATAATCTTTCAAATAGAATCATAAATTCATTTTCCAAACCAAATTTAAATTTATTAAGAATATATTCACATTCATATTCATCATATATATATTTATTTTTTGTTACAAAATGTAAAGAATGTATGGGTCTAAATTGTATTTTTGAACTTTCACGAATAATATTTCCAATAATTGGAGGAGGCATTAATTGTGCTATTTGTGATGGATTAGTTCTATATATTGTTCCAAATAAAATAGCATAAATATTTTCAATTTGACGAATATTCTCATCTAAATTTTCATTTTGTACAAATTCTGGAATTTCTGTAATTTTTAAATTAGTTTTAATCATATCAATCATACTTAATGCTTGTGTTATGGCAAAAGATTTAATTTTCTTTTCATTTAATTTTAATACATTTGTAAGTTGTTCTGGATTTAATTTTTGTAGACCATATTGTTCTAATACAATTTTATTATAAGGATAAGCTATATTTGTAGGTCGATCATTTAAAATATTTAGTAATTCATCTTCGATAGATTTTTTCCAATTAACTTTTACTACACCATCTGGAATATTATCATCATATAATTTATATTCGTCACCGCATTTATATAAACTAATTGCATGATCGCCTGGTTTATCTACACTAACTGAAATATTAATGCCAATTAATTTATCAGAATTTAATTTTTGCAATATATTGTTTACTTTTAATTTATCTATACTATCTCTATCACAAATAAACGTATCACGTGATAAATAATATTTAGTTTTAACATCATTATTCATTAAATATAATAATAATATTTCATAAGCAAGTGATTCATGATCAATTGTTCCTCCTCTATTTGTTTTATAATCTTGTCTCTTTTTATCTGATTCTAAAATTAAATTAAGTATTTGTATAATTGTTGTTGAACACACCAAACTGGAAGCTGTACTTTCTGCTCTTTTTAAACGTGTACCACGAGGTGTACTTTCTGAATCTTTTTTATATTCTTCTCTTTTTTGTTTAATTGCTTGTTTCATATATTCTTCTTTTGATGGAATCAACATTTGTGGATTCATTGATTTATAAAACATCATTTGTTGTAAAAAAGTATCTGCATCTGATGAAATCCGGGCAATTGATTCTTTAGTAGGAGCTACTTTATATCTTTTCATTTGAGCATCATATGTTAATCTATTTTCTACTCTTTTCTTGTGATTTGAAATATATTCTTTTGATAATCTTAAAAAATTATTAATTATTTCTTTAATTTTATTACCAGGTTTATCTTTATTTTCTAAATAATATACATAAAATTGGAATGGTAATAAATATGCATTTTTATCTAAATTTACTCCAGTAAACATAGTTGTCAATTCTTGGTGTTTAGTATCTACATTTATTTCTTTTATATTTTTAATAAACTCTTCTGAGGTTAGATCTGATTGCATCATTATCATACCTAATGCATCGTGCCAACATTCTCCTGCATGCTGTTGAAATCCATATTCTAAACAATTATAACCCCCGTTTTGTATTAATGCTAAATTTCTTAATTGTAAATATTTATTCTTATATTTTAAATATTTTTGATAATAAAGATCCATATATATATAAATAAATATATAATAAAAAAAATTGAAAAATATTATATACTAATATTTTTAAAAATAAGGTAATATATTACTATAATTATGACTCATAATAAGAAATTCCATATTTTTCACTATACTCGTAAATCGATGATTAGTTGTTGCGATGCAATGAATACCGGTATATCTGCTGATGCATCTGACTCACAACGCGGAGATCAACATTGTCGCGAATGCCAATGGTGTTGTTGGCCTATGATTTTTGTTGTTGATATTATTACTCTACCTTATCGCGGAACCAAGCATTTAGTCAAGAAGTGTACCGTAAAAAGGAAATTATTACTCTACCTTATCGCGGAACCAAGCATTTAGTCAAGAAGTGTACCGTAAAAAGGAAACTGTAATAAGAATTATACATTAAAGATTGCAAAAGGATTCAGAAATTATTATTAACATTGTTGTACACAGTGTAACAGTAAAAAGGAAACTGTAATAAGAATTATACATTAAAGATTGCAAAAGGATTCAGAAATTATTATTAACATTACGGTACACATTGTAACAGTAAAAAAGGAAACTATAATAGAAATTGATCTTAAATATTGCAAAAGGATTCAGAAATTATAAATAACATTATATAATATATAAAATATAATAAATAAAAAGACTATATACCTCATATATCATATATACTAAAATAGGAAGCATATATACATTCGACGCAATATATAATAAATTTTACTACAACTCTTGTGTAAAAAAATTAAAAACTCCAGATATTTTCCAAAAAAACAAGAATTTTGTCACAAATTCCAAAAATGACTTTGTTGCCTCTTAACTTTCGTTTTTTGAAAAACCTGAAATTTTACAGTTCACCATTAGAAATCGTTTGGCGTAGTTTTTCTAATAATAATATATTTTATATGAACATCGTATACTTTTTTATATAATTAGTACTCTTAATTACTTTATTTATTTGTAAAAAATAATGTTGACACTTATTCACTTTTTTATAAAACAAAAATATAGCATTCAATACTTGTTGCATGCATTACTTTGCGTAATTTATATACAAAAAGTAATGCATGCAACAAGTATTAAAACGCGTATAAATGCGTATATATGCGTATATATAAACGATTAAAAAGTATATATATATACGATATATGATTTATATATTATTTGAAAAGTGATAGATACGACAAGTATAAAACGCGTATATATAAACGATTAAAAAGTATATATACAATATACAATATACAATATACAATATACAATATACAATATACAATATACAATATACAATATACAATATACAATATACAATATACAATATACAATATACAAATATATAAATATAAAAAATCATATTATATATTAATAATGGCATATATATGTAACGAATGTAAATTTTCAACAAAATTTAAATATGATTATAATCGTCATATAATAACAAAAAAACATAAAATAAATATATTAAATAATAAAGTAGTAGCAGAATTACTTCCAAATACAAATAATATTATGAACAAAATTGTAGAGAATCAAAATAATCTTGCTAAACAAAATCAAGAAGTATTTAAACAAAATGAGACAGTAAAGAAACAGAATGAGATAGTATTAAAACAAAATGAAGAATTAAGAAAAAAGATAGAACAGTTAGAACAAGTAAATAACCAGAATACGAACAAGATAGTTAAAGAAGCGAGATCAATAAAGAAATCTATATTAACTATCTTAAATACTAACTTTAAAGATACTCCTTCTATTGATTACATTAAAGAAGAAGAATTTAGATCAGAATTGGAATTAGAGTATGATAGAAAAATAGATGATAAAGAAAATAAACTATTTATGAGAATATTT